ATGTGTGGACGTTTTGCACAAGCCCAAACCCGTGAAGAGTACCTGGCTTATTTGGCTGAAGAGGCCGAGCGCGACATTGCATACGATCCTGAGCCAATTGGGCGTTACAACGTGGCACCTGGGACTAAAGTTTTGCTCCTGAGCGAACGTAATGAGCAACTGCATCTCGATCCCGTTCACTGGGGTTACGCACCAGGGTGGTGGGATAAACCACCGCTGATTAATGCCCGGGTGGAGACCGCAGCCACCAGCAGGATGTTTAAACCGCTTTGGCAGCACGGTCGAGCGATCTGCTTTGCCGATGGCTGGTTTGAATGGAAACGTGAAGGAGACAAGAATCAGCCCTATTTCATCCACCGTAAAGACGGCAAGCCCATCTTCATGGCGGCGCTCGGCAGCGTGCCTTTTGAGCGCGGCGACGAAGCCGAAGGGTTTTTGATAGTGACCGCTGCGGCCGATCAGGGGTTGGTCGATATTCACGACCGCCGGCCGCTGGTTCTGACGCCGGAAGCAGCACGCGAATGGATGCGCCAGGATATTAGCGGGAAAGAGGCAGAGGAAATAATTGCAGATGGCGCTCTGTCAGCAGACCATTTCACATGGCACCCGGTTTCCCGCGCGGTGGGTTACGTTAAGAATCAGGGGCCTGAATTGATTGAGGCTATTAAAAGCATATAGCTTTGATGGCGTCCGGAATGTGCCAAAAGCGGATAGCGCAACTTGGAAAGGTACTTGGTCTGACATAGTTAATCCTATTTATGTTTTCTAAAGTGAGCGCAATAACTTATGCCAGATACCACTTTCTCAGTGAGATAAACTCACCGTAGATACCTGCAGCGTCCTTGCTGAGTAATGCAGCGATGTCCGCTTCATCTCTAATAGTACTAAGCGACTCCAGTGCTGCCAGCCGTAAACGGGTTAATCTGACACAATTTAAATTCAACATTTCTATTGATTGCCGGGCTTTAGTCACATACTGAGTCGGGCAATCTGCCGAGACATTCATCAATCCATTTTCATCGAATTCAAACCATGTACCATCGTCGGGAGGCTGTTGCGAAGGATCGAGGATCAATTCCGACCAGTTATTATTAGATTTTGGTACATCACAGCTCAGATTAGTTTTATCTGTCAGGGACTTATCATAGCTTGCTGAGCGCGGGTGTTCCCCGCCAAAGCAACACCCCAACAGATTAGCCCACAACAGCGAGTAGTTAGTAGTGGGTGCGGGCTGCCCGGCCGCAATCTTTTCTTTAATAGTTTTGCTGTTTTCAGGAATAAAGTGTTCAACTTTAAATCCTAGTGGTTTGTTGTCACCTTCATCTCTGAGTGCTTTTTCACAATAGGCACAGAGACCAGCCTGATCGGTAATTATCTCATTTTTCAGACGGTTCCTGTCGTGAGAAGACAGGGTGGCATAGAATTCATCCTTCCAGCCATTATTCTCATTTCCTGGTACCGCAATATAATCGTCCAGAATGTCATTGCTCAGCCGTCCTTTCCTAAAGCCTCTCATTATTGCTCCTTACTAATCTTTTTGGCATTACGCTTTATTCTGAGTTCCAGATCAATTTTCAGTTTGGTAACATCCGGGTCATGATCATCCCCCCATTGCAGAATTTTCTTTAGAAGGGCCTGTGCTTCTGGCGTGTCGTACTGATTGTTTTTCATCATCTCACGGAAACGTGTGAGATTTTGTACTGGCTCGACATCGGGCCGTGCTGCAACATCCTGGATATCACTCTGCACCTGAGAAGAGTTTGCACCATATGAAAAACTCGGAACCTCAATATAAAATCGATTATCCTTAAGTTTAATTTTCCTGATCGCCTTCTCTTCAACAGTATTCAGGATATTAGGGCTATGGGTGGTGGCAATAATTTTGACATTAGGGAAGGTTTTTTTCAATTTACTGAGCAGGGACTGCTGCCATGAGGGATGCAGATGTAATTCAACCTCATCTATAAAAACGATTCCGTGACCATTAAATGGGTCTTCGGTACCACAGGTATAGATCAGCTTCAGAGCGATGTCGAATAACAATGAAAGCGTGCTCTTCTCACCATGAGAGAGATAGGAAGCACTAATTTCACAATCTCGCTTTATACATACAAGATCTAATGCATCCAGCTTTTCATCGTATTTTAACTGGATAGAAGAAATATCATCAATGAAAGCGCATCCCAGTGCGAAAATCATATCCACAATCTTTTCCATCCGGTCAAGATTGGTCAATTTATCCGCCGACTGGCTACTAAAGATTGTTTCGATTTCCTTCTCTTTCTGGCTAATTAGTGTGTTTTTGATTTCTTCGTCAAGATCAGAATGACTGATATGATAGATGAACTCTTTGAGACTTTTTATTTTTTCGCTTTGTTCATCTTCGCTAGAAACGCTTTTTTTAATCTTTATTTCGGCAGCCCATTTGATAAAGTTGGCAAAAATATTAGAAGAAAGCGTCAGTGAAGAGTCCGGGTAAAGTTTATCCAACAGTTTGCTGGAACCGCTTTCAATCACAGATGTGAATCCACCATCTGGGTAATTCTTACCTCGCTCTACTGAGTAGTAAGCAAACATCGGCGCCACAATGCCACTGTTCTGAAATTCGATATACATTTCAGCCAAGTCTTTAAAATCAGCATAGTCACTTTTAACCGAAAAAGCACCAAGGGAGCGGGCAATGTCGATCTGATAGTCGGAGGACTTTTTGTCATTCCCCACCGAAACTTCCAGATTAACTAGCATCCCGGCATTACTGACTCGGCGGTTGATGTATTTATCACCGAACCTCCATCCCTGGTTAGAACCATAAACTAGCCGATAAAACCATGAAAGAGAAAGATAAATCGCTTCCAGAATCCCCGTCTTACCATAGCCATTATTTGCGGCGATCAGGATTACATCGTTATCAAGATTAATCGATAGCTCGTTAAAGCCTTTATAGTTTACCAGCTTTACTCTTTTTAAACGAAACTGTGATTCTTTCAGATTATTAAGACACATCTGACGATAACGTGAAGACTCTTCAGAGTCGACTTCAACAAACATCCCCTCTTTATAATACTTAAACATTTTGTACTGGTCTTTGATCGAATTATCATGATCAGCACCGTGTTTTATTTTTTTAACCGTCCGATTCATTTATTCATTCCTGATAATTGACGATATCATTAATAATTGCTAAGCCGTATTTTTTTTTCATTGAAAGCCTAAATCCCGGCTCAATATGGAAATAATGTGCAAGTAAGCCTTTTAACGTTAGAGTTTCATCAGTACTGAGTTCCCCCAGTTTAAATCTAAAGATCAATGATGAGGCATAACGTTTATTTTTTCGGCCGACCGACAGTTGGTTGTCATTCGTCAAGGTCACACCAGTAACATGACGATTATGCGCTTTCGATGAAAATACAGTTTTGCTTTCATTGATGGTGATATTTTCATAACCGGACTGCACAAGCAGTGTGGCAATTTGCTCTTTGAGCATAAACAGTACATTCTCACGCTGAGTTGAAAAGGTCATGTCATCCGCATAACGGGTGTAGGTTATACCCGCCTTCGCGCAAATTTCCGACAACAACTGATCAAATTTTTTCATCACATAGTTAGAAATAAACGGTGATGATGGTGCGCCGACACTTAATACCAGTTTCCCCGAGAGTTTCTTACCCGGACACCAAAAAAAGATGTTGATCAATAGCATTAAAGTATTGTCATCAATTTCCACTGAATCATGCAACAGCGCATTTTTAAACATCTCAGGCTTGATGCTGTTAAAGAAATTGGAAAAATCCATCTTCAACAGATAACGATTGTTTACATGCCGCTGTGCGTTTTCCCTGATGCCTTTCCCCGGCTCATAAGCGGTGGCGCAGGGATGGACCGTAAGTTGAGTACGAAGAAACTCAACGAGTTTGCGTTGCAGATCTTTCACTTCTGGGGTAGGCTGAGCGATTACTCTGACTCCAGAGTGACGCTTGGGTATTTTATAGACTTTATACTTTAGCGGACTTCGCCGTGCACTAGATGCAAGCTTAATTCTGCTAATGCCGATGTCCTGATATGGGATCTCTATTTTCATCTATCGTTTATAATTCAAGATGACAGAACGCAATTATGCCCTGTCACCCTGAAAGCCCTTTACTAGAAGCCGCGATAAACACTTCATCGCATCATAACACTTTATGATGCGATGAAGTGTTTATCGCAATCATAAAAGTGCTCAATAAGTTAGAGTCTGGCTAACCGCCCGACTAGACGCAAAAACCGTCCATACGCTAAAGAGCTAACAGTGATGATAGCTAACAAACAGCACTGACGGCAAGCTTATTGCTGCTCATGTGTTTTGGTGTGTAGTGGTGCACTAAATGTTAAGGCTGAGTCATCTGACTTTGAGCAGGTCACAGAACCTCGTAGTATAGCGCGGGGATAGCATTTCTCGTTTCATCTGCCAAGCGGTCTGGATCCCCTGACCTGCAAAATACAGCGTCCCCCTTCCATCCTTCGCGTTGAGCTGATCGAGTACTTCCATGAGCTTTTCACTGTTCTTCCGTGGCGCGTTATCATCGAACAGATTCAGTTGCGCTACGCCCTGGCTGTAGAAATCCCCTAGCATCACGCCTGCTTTCTGATAACGATGTCCGTCTCGCCAGATTGCATCGAGACATTTTGTCGCCGCGGTGATGATGTCCCGGCTATCCTGGGTCGGTGTAAGCAGCTTTACTAATGCACTGTTCCCGTAATACGGTTCATTCAACGCAAAGGGACTGGTTTTAACGAATGCAGAGATAAAGCGGCAGTACTGATGCTCGCCACGGAGTTTCTCCGCGGCACGGGATGCGTATAAGCATATCGCCTGGCGCATCTCTTCGTAGGTGGAAATCCGCTGCCCGAAGCTGCGACTACAGACAATCTCCTGCTTTACCGGCGAGAACTCCTCCAGACCGAGACATGGTTCCCCGCGTAGCTCCCGCACGGTTCGCTCCAGAACCACATTAAAATGCTTCCGGATAAACCTGATATCTGTATCCGCCAGTTGAAGCACTGTTTTAATGCCCATTGCCTCCAGTTTTTTACTGATGCGGCGCCCGACTCCCCAGACCTCATCCACCGGAAGCAAAGCCATCAACTTCCTCTGCCTTTCCTGATTAGACAGATCCACCACTCCTCCGGTCTGCCGCTGCCACTGTTTCGCCGCGTGATTGGCCAGCTTTGCCAGGGTTTTAGTCTGGGCTATGCCGACACCGACCGTGAGGTGCGTCCTGCGCAGAACCGTCTCGCGAATTTCCCTGCCAAAGTCGGTAAGGTCGCGACAATTACGAACTCCTGTCAGGTCGCAAAATGCCTCATCAATACTGTAAATTTCGCAGCGTGGAGACAGTTCCTCCAGCGTTGTCATCACTCGGTTGGACATATCGGCATAAAGCTCATAGTTGCTGCTAAACGCGATAATACCGTGCCGGCGAAACATGTCCTTTTGCTTGAAATAAGGCTCACCCATTTTGACGAAAGGCTTCGCCTCTGGCGAGCGGGCGATCACACAGCCGTCGTTGTTTGACAGAACGACCACCGGACGCCCTTTCAGGTCAGGACGAAATACGGTCTCGCACGATGCATAAAATGAATTCACATCACAAAGCGCAAACATCTTAGCCAGCTGATTTAATGATGTACGTAACCACCCCGAACACGTCGAGAGTGTCCTCACTACCGACGACTATTGGCGAATATGCAGGGTTCATTGGGTTAAGCTGAACCCTTGGATGCAGTTGCAGCTTCTTAACGGTGAATTCCCCATCCACAGCAGCAATAACGATATCACCATGAACTGCGGTCCTTGAGCTATCCACTACCAGAAGATCACCCTCCCCTATGCCGGCGTCTTTCATGCTGTCGCCCGCGGCTTTGACAAAATACGTCGCACTGGGGTGGTTAACGAGCAACTCGTTCAGATCGATACGTTGCTCAACATAATCCTGCGCTGGACTAGGAAAGCCGCACTGCACAAGGTCACTGTACAACGGGAGCAGCATGATCTGGCGTAACTCAACGGGCGTGTAGAACTGCATAATAAACTCGCTCACAAAATACTGTTTTTATATACAGTAGTTTTATTCGCTAATCTGATCAATAGAGGTTTCAACTATCAATCAGGAGCACAGAGGGGGGGAAACCAGTCACCTTTGAGCCCCTGACATTGATTTCACTTAGTGATTATGTTGTCTATGTGCCAGCTTTGAACTATCTTTTCTCAAAACCTGCTACTGCAAAATGGATATAAGATGTCACAGACGGACTTGCTGATTGTTGTTTTTACGCTGGGCATTTTAGCCTTTGGCTATTCCATATGGTTCATTTCGAACAGAATACTCTGCACAATATTTCATAGACTTACAAAGAATGTATGAATTGGGATGGTATAGACCCAAATTCATGGTCCTTGCTCCTCGACGTCGGAAGGTTCTTACAGATCATCTTCGCTCTTAACCTAGCACATCGGCCACTACTCCATGATGTAACAGCTCGGACCAGAAATATCTGGAAGCTTTAGGCATATTCCTGGAAGATAGACGAGCGCAAAGACGCACACAGCAATGATGTTATGTAGTATTTTCCCCTTGAGTGTGCCTGCTCAAGGGGATTTTTTATCGCCGTATTGTACTGGCAAATATTTGTAAATAGTCTTCACCCCTACGCCTGTCACATCGGCCACACGCAACTGGACAGGCGGTTAGTCCGGTATGTTTCTCGCGCTACTACTGCTTACGTTAACGTCTGGTAATGATCTAGCGGCGCGACGTAAAGCGGCGTTGAAAGCAATTATAGTGACCGGCCGGCGTTGGTACTTCACACGGTTAGAATGGCTCTGAAATAAAAAAACATCTTCTGGATAGCGTTCTCTTCTACGAGCAATGATCCCCTCCACTGGAGGGGTTGATTCAACACGTAGCTCCTTCAGGTGACCCTGTTTTCGTATCAGTATCAAGCCATCATCAATATCATCATATCGAATACTCAGCAGCCTTCCAGCGCTTAAACCTGTGTGAAAAATTAACGCCCACAAGTCTGCCCATGTATCTGAGATGGAAACAAGATTGCTGTTAATAGTTAAAAATTGTTCAAAACTTATTGTTTTCTTACCGTTCACGAACAAACCAAACTGTTTTCAAAACTGAAAGTACTTATTATCTCAAATGTTACATATCACGGGAAGGGCAGGAATCCTTGATCGCGGACGGCAGCAGGAAAGTATTTGTAGATCGTCTTCACCCCCACCCCTATCACATCTGCGATCTGTTGCCGGGTAGCGCCGTTCTCCAGCATTCTGCGGCACCGCTCCACCACTTCTTCAGTCATTACCCGGCGGCGACCGCCAACTCTCCCCTGTTCCCTCGCAACTGCTAACCCGGCTCGGGTACGCTCGACGATCAGCTCGCGCTCCATCTCAGCCAGGGCGCTCATGACGTGGAAGAAAAAGCGGCCTGCTGGCGTACTGGTATCAATGCTGTCGGTCAGACTACGAAAGTGAATACCGCTATCCTGCAGCTCTGAGACCAGAGTTATGAGGTCACGAACACTACGCCCAAGGCGATCCAGCTTCCAGACCACAAGAGAATCACCTGGCTTTAAACGACGAATAGCACGCCTCAGCCCTGGGCGTCTGGCATTTTTCCCGCTCGCTGTGTCTTCGAAAATCTGCTCACATTCTGCGCGAACCAGCGCGTTTTTCTGCAAATTGAGGTTTTGATCGCCGGTAGACACCCGCGCGTAGCCAATCAGCATTATGCAACCCTTTGAAAATGCTGATTGTAAATTGCCTATCTTATTCGCGTAAACCTGGGTTCAGACGAAGGCGCAGATTTAGTCTCATGGAAAAAAAAGTACAGAGGTGCTGTACGTCGTCCCATAGCCGAAATGTTGGACGAAATCATCTCCCCCTGGGACTTCAACTGCAAACCTGATGCAGTTTTTGACCCGGTAACACAACGCCTGATAGACGGGACAGATAACACCGCTAACCTGCAGCGAATGTTCTCTGAGGCGCATTATCACGGGGTAGATATTATTCTTCCTTTTAGTGGGAAATTTGCCAGCAAGTCCCTTTATTTACATTATGACCCTGTAAAAAATCCAGACTGGACCGACCGCCCTGGCCGCCTGACAATTCGAGGCAGTGTACTTGGACATGCAACAGGAGATGTGGAGCGTCAGGGGTCTGCGATTTATCATATTCCCGGAGAAAACTCGCCGTTAATATCAATGATTGGAGAATTCAGTATTTCCAACCCGGCAGCAATGGGCGGGTATTTTGAACTGTCTTCATTGAATTTAATCGGCAGCCAGGACAGCTCAGATGTTCTTTTACTGCAGGGCAGTCAGGGAGCGATGAAGCTGGAAAGGTACACTGTAAAGGTGCTCAATCCGGCGGGCAACGGAATAACAGAAGCCACTACATGGGAAACCATGCATATCCTTGGCCTTATCCGTGGTCCTGCTACAGGAGATGGTTCATGTACTGGAATCGGTCTGAATATTAAATCTGACGACACTATTGGTCAGATTAATATGAAACAGTACCTGAATGTCAACGTGATGAAGATGGGGTATGGTATCCGCGCCGGGCGTCGTGAAAAAGCTAACGGGACTTTAGGACCTTTAGTTTTTACTGGCGGACAAACTTCTGGCGCAGACCACTACGGAATGTGGCTGGATGGCGGGGTAATTTCTTTCAGTTGTACCGGCATGCAGCATGAGGGTAGTAGAAAAAACGGGCTCAGAATAGATAATATCCTGGAAGATGGGGGCGAGAGCACTGACCTGGCTCGCACTATTAATTTTAAGCAGAACTACTTTACTGGCTGTGGGTCTGTTGATGACCACTCTCCAGACAGTTACGGTGTTTATATTGCAAATGGTGATGGAATTGAACTGGATACACCGACGTTTAACCTGTCCCGTAATGGTATTGGGTTTGATGCACAAAATGTCGATAACCTGTTAATTCGTCGTCCGCATTTCCGCACGGTTAGTGACTACGGCAAAGCGCAGGGCTTTGGTATTCGCTCTTTTTCAGACGGCGTCCCTTCAAAACGCCAGTATCTTGAGCATCCTGTTTTTAACCAGGCACATGCCACGCAGATTGATGATAAAGCCCGTGAGATTTTTGGTCGCGGAGCGGCAGGAGGTCGAATCTCATTTTCGACAAACACACCGACGCCGAGTATTATTCACGGCTCAGGCTCAGGGAATGAGTCGTACCGCATCCTCAATTTTAACAACACGACAGCCACCACTATTACCAACATTACCGGAGGCACACCCTATCAGCGCCTGCTGATTACATTTTCAAACGATGCAACCACGATACAGCACAGTAGTAATATTGTTCTGCGTGGCGGTAAAGATGTTCAGGGGACGGTAGGGAAGACGCTGGAGCTGTACTACACGGGGTCATTCTGGCATGAGGTGGGAGACCCGGTCAGGTCGCTCACCGGAACCAGCGCAAATCGTCCATTCAGTACAGCGTTTCCCGGTATGGAATATTTCGATACCACGCTGAATAAACCCATCTGGCGTAATGCGGCAAATAACGGATGGGTTGACGCAGCGGGTAATGTGGTCTGATTTATGTCCCGCCCTGTGGGCGGGTAATTTTATTTGCTGAATGAGGTAATCTCATGTCTTTTGTAATAAATAAAACGCTGGAGGCCAGCGTTATTGCAGACAGTGGCACGGCGATTGGCTCGGTTCAGGTCACTGTGGATGTGACCTATACAATCACGGTGATTCAGGTAATTGACGACAGCACAGCCTACGCCTCGGTATCGGCATCAGTGAGCGGACAACCGCCAAAACAGGTTGATCAGTTTGAGTTTAACTACACACTGGAAGGCGGGAAGAGCTTGTTTGAGCAGGCTGAAAGTAACCTGCTCAATAGCGAAAAATATGCTGGCGGCATAGTTATCTGAAAAATCTCGCCAACTCATCATTGGCGGGCTACTTTATACAGAAACAGCTCCGGCATACTTCTCACTCGCCAGTATCTGCGCCAGCGCCTGATCGTAAATTCCCACACCAGATGACATTGAGTAGCTGAACTCAAAAATATCCGTCTGTACAGGGTCGCCGCCATTGGCTGATGACGTAATCGTTGCCCTGGCCGTGCCGTCAGGCATGATGTGTATCAGTACAATGGCGCAGATGACTTCTAACGTAACCTGCTGCTTACCCAGGCTCATTCCGGTATCGGTGGTTAAGTTTGCGTCAAACGTTTTGGTTAATTTAAATGACATCGTGACCTCTAGTCTTTCGTGGCTGTGGTATTTGACAGCATCGTGAGTGTATAAAACTTGTTTTTAACCATTGGTACGTCCGCGCCGGTGCCTGTGCTTATCCGCGCGTTGTTCTGAATAACGCTCCCGTCGACAAAACTCACCACCCGGACGGTCTGGCCGGTAAATCCGGTTAATGCAGTCAGTGTGGTTGCTGCCGTCATCATGATGGTTTCTTTGCCGTATATCACGACGTCCCCGGTTGTTACCGTCTTCGCGAGTGCACCAAGAGAAATGATATTCCCCAGCGAGACGCCCTGAAGGAGCTTATAAGGCGCCCCGGATATCGACAGTTCGCCCAGGTTATACTCGCCTTCACGGGCATAGAAGATCGCACCGGCCACTTTAGAGATATCATTGGTGTTGAGATGCAGTATCCCGAATTTTGTCTGATAACCAAGGGCAAACAACCCCTGGTTTGTCGGATGAAATTCCTGATACTTCCCTTCGCTGTCGGGAATGTAGTACGTATCCTGGCAGATTACTGAGCCGTCAAACGCATCATAGCTCGCCAGATACATCGGATATTTCTTCGGATCACCACCATCTGCCGCCATTGGCCCGGTTATCGTAATGGCTTTAAATATTGCATTCGATGATTTTGTGGGTTCACGGTAAATCCAGCGAACGCCGGGATAAAACCCGGTGAGGCCCCCGATGGTAAACTCGCACTTACTGTATTTTGGCCATCTCCCCTGGTCATACAAAAACGGGGTTTCTGTCGTCGGGGTGGTAACAAATTGCATATTGTCGAAGATGTACCGCGTGGCAGTATCATTAATTTTAACGACATCGTGGGTTGCATCTTTTTTGCGTTTTGTCTCAATTTTCCCGTTAATAAAGCGAACGTGTTCGATGAATCCGCACTCCAGTGAGAACGGGCAGTGCTCAATACGCATATCGTAAAATTTCAGCGCGTTCGAGTTATCGCCATGTTGCGACCCAAGCCAGACAGCCGGGACCGTTCCGTCCGGGTCAGAGCAGATACTGACAGTCAGCCGTCTAATTGAGCCGTCCCATAGCTCGCTTCCAAGCAGTGCTTGCTTAAACCCACAGATGGTAAGCGTGCCGATATCAATGGCAGAGGCAATGTAATCCAGTTTTAACGCCGGGCGGTTTGACCTGACATTCCACTCAGCAGGTATGGTTAAATCACGGTTATCAAATAAATCTTTGCTGACAATTGCGACGTTGCGCATGTAAATTCCAGAGAGCCGTTTTGCTTCAGTCCCCGCAATCGTGATAACCGGATTTGCTGAATCAGCGTCACGGGCAATAAACACGGTCCCGTTATCAATAGAGCCCAGATTGCGGGTGCTGGCCAGCTCGGAGTTAACGACCCATTCCAGATCAAATTTCGGGTCGTAAGAGAAATTCAGTTCAGAGATAAATACTTTCCCGGTCGGCAGTCGGGCATATTTTTTGCCTTTTGCATAGGCGTTGAACTGGTTCAGAACGTCGGCGTTAAACTGATAGTCAGCGTCACTTACAATCATGTCCCCGGAATTTTCCAAGAGGAATATATCAGGATTGATAATACCCGCATCGAGCGCGGTCATTACCGCCGGTAATTCTGTGCTAATCCCGACACCAAAGGCAGAGAGGGTAACATCACCACCCATATTTAGCCGCCACGCGCCGGATGCGCCGGACGGGTCAATCGTCGGGGCAATAAACAATCGCGGGTACGTCGAAACCAGCTCACTCATATCAGACGGATCAAACCACCATTCCCCGGCGCCGCCATCATAGGCCCACTTAGCCCCCAGCGTTTTTATTCTGCTGCTGACCCCAGGAAATATACCGCGCAGGTCGGCCAGATGGCGCGGAGAACCTACCAGTAACTGCCCTTCGCCTGAACCCAGGTTTGAGCGAAGAGCCGCGTCACCGATGTTCGACCATTTCCCCGTGGGGTTAGCAGCCGACCACACACCGCCATCGTTCTCAGGAGAATCTCCGGCAATGACGTGCTGAAGCTCACCAAGGTATTTGTACCAGGAGCCATTGTAGTAGACGATCTGCTGGCGATTATCTACAGCCAGACCAACAGCCCAGTTGCCAAGCTCCTGCCAGCCGATAGCTGCAACTGCCTGCTCGCCGCGACCAGTGATGTAGTCTATAAAGCGGCTGAAGATCATCTCCATGCCGTGCCAGGTTTTGCGAAGCACACCTAACCGGTCCTCTAACTCCTCTTTTGTCCTGTCGTTAACGAATTTATCCACGTTTTCAGCGTTATCGTACAGGTCCTTTACGGCGGCGGAACCTAAAGGATTTTTCGTTTTATATGTGCTCATAGTCGCCCTATAACAAAAAACCCGCCGAAGCGGGTTGTTGAGAGTTATTTCTGTTTTATGCAATGTCGCCGGGATAACTGGCGTTGTCGTAGTCGTAGAAGGACGCGCGGTACTCTTTGGCGGTAACCTGACACGTCCCGTCTGATTGTGGGGCAATCTCTTCAACAATGGCGTCATAGACATGACGCGTTGAGCCGCAGAACACCAGGCGGACTGGCTCAATGGCTGGTGAAGTCTGGTCAATCTTCAATGGGTCATCAAAATCACTCAGGTGGGGAACGGACAACTGATAATCCCCTACCCTCGTGGCCACCATTAACCCGGATGCAGAGCCATCCTGATAGCGGATCAGCGCACGGGGGTTTTCGAAAGACCAGTCCAGCGGCTCCGTAACGGTGAAGGTTGTCACGCCACCAGCCGTTGTCATCGCCTCCACCAGACAGGAAATCGTGTTGTTCCCCGGAATATCATCCGTGAGCACGATGCGATCACCCAGGTTGTAGCACAGCGCGTCCAGTTCGGTGGTGGTCTGGAACGTCACCCGCTGCTGCAGGTATTTCATCAGGCGGCGCATACCGATTTGGTAGGCGTGATCCTGAGAGAGTACCCCATCAAGTTTGTAGTTCTCGATTTTCACCGGCGTGGGATTGTCGGGTGTCCGGCATTTAACGGTCTCCTCTGCCCAGGTGACGCCGTTGATGTATGTCACGTCGACACCATCAAAATCATCGTCGGACGGCACGGAAAATCCGCTCTGCAGCTCCTCCACCATCTCATGCGGCGTTATGATCCCTGTCCAGGGCTTAATCCCCTCGCGGTTGACCGTCGCAAGGCCATCGCTTAACAGGAAGCGGGATTTCCCGGCACTGGCTATCATCTGCAGCATTTCCAGCGCCGAGATACTGTCGCCGGTGGCGAAATCGAAATTTTCGCCCCGTGGCGTCCAGTACGCGGACTCCAGCGCGTTGATGGTATCGACGTCCATCTCCAGCCCCAGCGAGCTCCCGACATGCAGCAGCGCCCCCGAAATGGTTCTGGCCGTTCCTGAGTCATAGGAACGCGTGGCCACAACATTTACGCGGCGGTCCGACTGCGCCGCCAGCTTCCCGCCCGTCTCGACGGTCACCGCCATCAGCGACACATCGGGATAGGATGAAGGGCGCGTCAGCAGTCGTCCGCGCAGTGCCTGCCAGTACATTGAATCCCTGGCGTTGTTTGAGCCCTGCTCATTGCGCCGACGACAGCGAACTTCCACCAGCCCCGGAGAACTGAGGGTGATCCGCTCAGTGAAACCTAACCCGTTGACGTTTTTCAGCGCATACTCGCCCTGGTGACTCACCCACCCCGATCCGGAACCGTAGACGCGATACTGAATTTCCCACTCAACATGGCGAATGCGTTTTTTCCCCTTACTGTCAAAGCCGCAGATACCGGACGGGAAGGAGAAATTCACCTCGAACATATCCACGGTTTCATTTTCAGGGCACACCAGGAACGGCCCCAGCCAGCTCAGCGTGTCATTGAGGCCGGTGGCCTCATAGTCGATCATCGTCCTGGCGGTGAATCCCGGCCACGACTCATCAACGGACCCATTAACCAGGCGCGCCACTGTTGCCGTTGTGCCGTCGGCAGAGACGATCTGGTACTCATTCCCGCGGTGAGCAAGTGAAAGCCGTTGCACACCTTCAGGCATGCCCGAGAATGCGGTTCCCGTAGTGCTGTTATACGCAAGCGTCACGTTTGCCGTTACCGCCGGGCTGCCGCCGGTTGATGCCGTGCCGGAGGTGTAAACCGGGGCATCACCGAAAACGGCTGCAGGCAGCGAGGAGGATGTGATTGCCCCACCAACGAACGGACTGGCCGCCTCGGTTATCAGTACGGTACCGCCGTTGTCCCGTGCGACCAGGCCGGAGCCAGTGAGCCCCTCGGTGATAGCCGCCAGCAGTCCCGACATCGAGATGAAGTTCGCTACCAGCGACACCGTATAGGTGGTGCCCTGCCATGTGATCATGAACGTACTGGAGCTGGTCGAAAAATCGTAGGTGACGGGAGCCGCACTGGCCTGAATTTTTGCTGGACTGCCACCCTCGCCAGGCACCGCATCCTGACCCGGGGTATAGGACGCAATGACGAGGTCATAATCGACACTGTTGAAACTCAGCGTCACCGGCATACCCGCTACGGGAGAAAGTTCGGTAAGCAACGAGCTGGCAAAAACACTGTAACCAGATGAGGTGGAGATCAGATAATTTGTCGGTGCCTTAATTTCGACTATGGCCCCCGTTACCCAGCTGTCCGGGAGAGAATTATCATCCTCGTCGTCATCGTCACCATCATCCGTATCAAGACCTGTAAAGGTTACGGATGCACCAGAAACCGTCATACTGTCAGCGATAATATCGTCGGAATCAGGCGAGGTCTGGGCCATGTCCAGCCCTGTTCCGCTTGATGTTCCACCGACCTCTGTCGAGTTGAACCAGTTCTCGCTGCGCTCATCGCCGGAAACATCCGCGCCGGGCGGAAAATAGTTGATGCTGAATCCCGGCAGCGTTGAAGCTGGCGTACTGCCAACCCGGATATCACCATTGGTATAAATCAATTCACCGACACCGAGACACAGCAGCATCTGGACACGCATCTTCGTTGGATCAGCAGCGTCGAACCGGGTCACAGGCTGGACCACATAATCAGGGTAGATACGCACCCGGCCAAACACCTCACGAATGGCATCACCCAGCTTTGCGGTGTTGGCCCGCGCCGGGTTCAGGTCGAGACTGCGCCCTGTGGATGATGTATAGCCCCCCGTATCGATACTGCTCATCATAAACAGCGAATAAGCTGCTGCAGCAACGGAGATGCCGACACCTATCCACGCGATGGTGGCGGCCTCCAGCCCGAAGGGCACCGGATAAAGCCGGACATCACTTTCAGGGTGGATCACGCAAGTAGCCCACTCGCCTGGCGGAATGGACAGACCATCAACCTCAATGGTTAACGGCGGTACATCCCGATCCTCGTAACCTTCAACATTCACCGCCAGCCAGTTTCGAAGGCTGGTTACACCATGCTCATGCGTTTCGAGAGGTTCACCGGGAAGCCTGGACGGGTAAAAACGAATGGTCATTGCCAGAACTCCACTTTTACAAATCGCCGCTTAAACCGCGCTAACGGAAGAAACGTTACGTTAGAGCCTGGATTGCATTCCGCCACATGCAGCAGGCCATCAATACTGACGACAATCCCCACATGGGTGACGGCTGAGCCGGAATAGCAAGCCACGCCAGCCCCTTCGCAGGGGTCGCAGCGCTCCAGGGTAAGCATCATTTGACGCGCCTCCCGGTCGAGGCCGCCGTCGTCTTTAGTGACCCCGGCAAAATCAGGCCAGAGAGGCAAGCCCAAATCCCGGCGTATCTCGTTCACAATGCCGAAGCAGTCGAGCTGCGGATATACGCGACCGCCCTTCAGCCAGGTGACTGAACGGTATTTATCAGGGATGAACATGATGGATTCCTTAGCTGATATAACGTAGTCCGGGGAAGACAGGGAGCGTGTAGCGGTAACGCGGCCAGGCCATATCGAGGACATTCATATAGCCCGCAGTGATCTGCACCTCTGTAGCCGTCCAGTAACCCGACTTGATTTTCAGCGTATACGGCACTGCCGCAGGCGCGGCTAAATCCGTGGAGATAAAACTGCGGTATGTCAGCGATGCAGGCAACCTGTTAGCCAGGGCATTGCGGATCGTCGTGGACACAACACCATCAACATTACACAGGGCGAATTTCAAATCTTGCGTACCGTCCGCGTTGCGCGCCGGCAGCGCAATGTCAATCGCGCAGGCGGTAAACGTTACGGTATTGCCGCTCTCCGTCGTCGCCGTAATATCCTCATACCCCTGGCACAGGTAGTGAACATCTGAACCAACGGTGATCTGCAGCGTTTCAATGATCACCTCCGGCCCGCTGCTGGCATAGAGCCTGTTAAGTCTTGTCATGCTTCAGGCCATTCCCTGTTAACTGCAAGATCAAGAATATCGCTGTTCACAATGAAGTCAGGGAAATCGACCCATCCATCAGGCAGCACAGGGCGTTTCCAGAGTTCGAGTGTCGCTGTGAACTTCCAGTAAATCGGCGCCACCAGTGTTGGCCCCTCATAGATATCAGTGAACCGACATTTATAAAACTCCACCCCCAGCGGGGTTTGTAGCTTCATACAAAACCAGTCAGCGCCATCCGTTATTTTTTCCCTATACCAGGCTTCAAACAGCTGAGCCTGACCGTCAGTCTCCATAAACCATGACACACTGGCCTGCGTCGGCGTGGACGTATAAGCTCGCCTTTGCCGCGCGCGGCCGGTGGTTAGCTGGGTTCGTTTTAACGGGCTTACAGGCTGGAATCCGTATCCTTCCTGCAGTGGCATTGGAAGATAGTCATGTGGGTAGTAGATATCAGTCATGCAGGCTCCCGGTAAAGTATCTCGAATAAAATTTCACCATTAACCTCAGGAGGGTTTTCATTTCAGAATAAAGCACGATGGAATCGAAGAAATCTCTGATTTTTGGTTCAGATTAACGAAGATAAAAATCTTATTAAATCGAAACAAACACACAAGGCGATATATTTATCAACTCACCTCAAGAGCTAAAAGAAATCAAAAAAAACAGCATTATCAATACATTAATTTTATTGAACTTAATGTGAGCTTACATTGTTTCGGCACAGCCCCATATCAAAATAAAAAATGGCGATGCGCCGACAGGAAATGTACGTCAATGTGACTGCTTGTTTAAAAGCAACTCCTGAAGAAGAAGCGCAATAGAAACAAAGATCAAAACCCCACAAAAAACAATTTTTGCAAAATCATAGTTAAACACGGTTGTAAGCGTATCATTATTATATAAGTGATTATGCCTATAGGAATAAGTTGTGTAGATGTCATCGCATATTTCAAGAATTCCACCGACAATCAAAACAAGCCAAAGAAATGAAAACTTCACTCGAACCTCCTTACGTTTACGTCTCCTATTGAAGATAAGTCCGCCAATAAAAAGAGGAATCATAAAAGCTATGAAGTCTTTAAATGTAAATGTTAACAACGCTTCCATTAATAAGATCCTTGTGTTTTCTTGTACCTACTCAGATTGTTAGACTTACCTACCTAATCAAGTCTCAGCTAATGCAGTTTAGCTTACCTAGGGCCGTGTCGTGTATAGTTTCCTTTTAGAGCGTTGCCAAAAGCCCCTTGTGGCATGGTAACCTCCTTTGTGAGTTCACCTTTTAACTGCCTAGAAAGCTGTCGATTATTCTGATTGAGTGTAGCGCTCAACTGCTCCGGAGTAATACCCTGGAGATGAAACTCCTGATTAATCGGCGCGTGTACAGTTGTTTGCCTACGGTTATCGCTGTTAACGTTCTGAACACCAGTACCAAACCCTGTACGCCCCAGAGTTGCATCAAGCGGTTGGCCATTTCGAAGTGCCTCAAGCTGAGACACGCCGATCCGGTTCGTTGATGCCTGGTCGAAGACGTACTCTCCTTTGTGAACAATACCCGCTGGCTGATACTTACCACCGGGGCCTGTGTAACCGCCGGAGGCGAAGCCAACACCTGAAACAGCCTGGATATTTGAGACGATACTGGCAGTCTGCGCAGCGATTGAGGCCATAGCGATGATGTTGGCCGGATAAGGCGCGCTAACTGCACCGCTTGCTATAGCCTGCTGGATTTTCACCATTGAGTCCGCGATAGCGAATGCCTTGCTCGCAGCAAAAGCGACCTTGTAGATTGCCGATTGCTCACCAAACCCCGTTCGCATGATTTCAGCGGTGCTATCAAACAAGGACTGCGTGGCCGCAGATATGATGGTGTTTTTCTGAGCCTCTATGACCTGATTTGCATCCGCCGCACGTTGACGAATAGAGGTCATTCTGGCCTCACCCTCGGCAGTTATTTCACCGGCCTTCGCATAAGCTTCCTCCTGAGCTGCCAGCCAGCGCTGGAGCTCTTGCTGAGCCTGGTCATATTCGTTGATTTGCCCCTGCATCCCCTCAAAAGTTCCAGAGAGTCGCCCTCCTGTGGGTGTCAGGTTTCCTACAACATTACGAACCGTCGAGGGCAGTTGCATATCGGTGTTTTGATAAATATCTGCCCGCGTTTTTTCATATTCACCGGGTTTTAGTTGCCCGGTTGCTTTGGCTTTCTCCAGCAGTTCAAGACGGGTTTTAAGCAGATCGTTGGTCCGCTCATCCTTCGTCTTTACCTGTTCCTGCATCTTCCGGTAATCGTCCAGGGTTTTTACGGAATTTTGTAGTGCCTCCTGCTGCTTATATGCCTGGAGGATTTCATCTGAACGGGAAAGGATCGACTTCTGGTCAGCGGTGAGCTGCGTTTTAGATTTGAGGTCAGCAATCTGCTGCTCGAACTTGATACGAGCCTGTGTCGCGCTATTAAGTTTGTCACTGGCATCCAGCTGGGACTGCATGGCAGCAGTCTGCTGGTTTATCTGATCAAGCAGCCGGGTTGCTGCGTCCTCGGTATAGGCTTTTTCTTTGTGGGTCTTAGGCTGCCCAGCTTTTTTGGCCTGCTCAAGTTCCTTTTCTCTTACAGCAATTAGCGCATTGGCCTGTTCGATTGCTTCTTTATTTCCTGAGAAAGCAATTTTTCTGGACTGTGCTCTTGCCTCCTTTAACCGAGCTTCTGCACCGGCAACCCTGTCTGCCGCCAGATACTCCTTATTAATCCAGTCAACGGAATTTTTTACCGCCTTATTACCTTCAATGGTAAGTGTGTTCATCGTGGTTTGCAGATCTAATGCCTGGCCGATAAACCTCATCGTAGGGTCAATTGCGCCACCAAGCGCTACGTTTTGCCTACCCTTATCCGCTGCTGTGTAATAATTTTTGACCTCAATAGCTGCAGCTGTCCACGAATCACCTATTTTCAGGATCTCCCGTCGATGCTTATCAATATCAGCATTCAAGGCGGTGAAATTAGCAGAGTCCTTGTATTGGGCTACCTTTGTCCTTGCCTCGTCATAACTAAAACCAACGTCGATAAGCTTATTTATTGCTTCGCTCGCACCGTCATTAGTCGTTATAAACATACTACTGACTTCATCAATCGCCTGACCAGTCTTGTCAGATATGGCAACCATATTAAGCGCCAGCCGTTCTGCAGCATCTCCGTTAGCGCCAAGAGACGTTGTGGCTATTTTTGTCGCAGCATCAATTTCCTGTCGGTTCTGATAGACGGCATAAGTTAGCAACCCAACTGAAGCAGCTGCTACGCTATAGGGATTAACCAGACCCATGACATATGTGCCAACGCCCTTAATCGCTGGCCCAATGCCGCCAAACATATCTTTGAGCTGACCGCCCTGCTGCATAAGAACCATAAACGGTGACTGCCCGGTAGAAAGACCGACAACGATATCGGTCATCTGAGCAGGGATCATGCGCATAGCGTTGGCAGTCTGAGCTGCAGATTGGCTTGTTTTACCCAATTGCGCCTGGGTTTTCTCCAGAGCATCGCGGGATTCTGCAAGTTTACTGTTGAGGCGATCGTAAGCCAGGGGCGACAGCATCCCGGATGTTTTAGCTGTATCCAGCTGGCGCTGCTGCTCGTTAAGGCGACGGAATGCTTCACCTACGGGATCTATTTGGGCCTCAAGACGACGCAGTGCATTTACCTGCTCATCATGTGCTTTTACAGCCTCGCGCTCGGCTTGTGCTTCGCCAGTGACTTCCCGACGAGTCTCCTGAAGTTTTTTGCTGTATGCATCATATTGGGAAGTATTAATTGCGCCCGATTTAAAGGCAGTATTCAGTTCACTTTGTTGTTGTTCAAGATTGCGAAGAGCAGCTGCCAGAGGGTCGATTTTATCGAGCATTCTCTGGAATGCATCAGCCTGCGCCTCCTGCTGCACAGCAGCCAGTTTGCTGGCCTTCTCTGCTTCTCGTTGAGCTTGTGCAACACCACTTAGTTCCTCAGTGGTGTCATTCAGCATCTTAGACAGCGAACGAAACTCTTCCTCGTCAATTAGACCCTTATCGAAGTATTTTTTTAGCTCACTATAGCGGCGACCGACTGTATCAATTGCAGCACCAACCGGATCAATGGCTGCTCGTAATTTATTGAGAGCATCTTTTTCATCGTCAGTCGCTTTTGTCACTTTGAATATGCTGGTTACAGCCTTATCACCAGACTGAGTCATCTTATCAAGCGCAACAGTAAGGCTGTCAGCCTGCTTCTCTGCCCCGGAGCTGTCCAGGCGTATCGCTAGCCGTGATTCTTGTTCTGCCATTTACCTTATCTCCGGGCAATAAAAAACCCGCCGATAAAGCGGGTTAGGAAATACTTAAAAAATGATAATCAGTGAAGGCTATCTTCATCCCTCGATTGAGTTACTGCAATTTAACGCCTCCCATAACAAACCGTTTGTCATCTTTGTTATAGGCTTCAAAATTTAAGGATTTCCCTTCATTGGATCTAACGATATTTACTTCACCATTGTCGCCACCAACGCCTTTCATTGTGAAGGTAGTTGTCTCCTGACCCGCAAAGGTGTTACTGCTGATATCGCTTTGATAGTAAGCCTTGCCGTCAATAATCATATCTACCATCCCGTTGTTATGCAGGTACAGCTTGGTATGATGCCACTTTCCCGTCCCGGTTAAATCGCCAGTGAGGAATTCACAGTTAAAGGAAACATCGCCTTTTTTACATTCCGACGTTATTTCCTCTTTCCCCGTAGCTATCAACTCAGCAATTGAAGGTGGGTCTTTAGGGGGGAGTAGTTTTGATATTTGAAACTTGTCATCACAGCCCAACAATGCCATTAAACCAAGCCCGACCACCAAAGCCCTTTTCACATCCCTATCCTCATCATTAACATTTGCTCACAGATTAACAGGGATACGCGTAGGCAGCAAAACCACCTGTTTGTTTATCAGGATGTTCGTCGCTTCGTTACCAGTGTACGTTAGAGGATAAAACTCATATTAAGGTACTGTTATGGATAAGTTTGACCGAGAACTTCAGAAGCACATACTATCTTGTTGTATTGATGCATACCCAGCTCACACCACATGGAATAGCTTTGACCCAGAAATAATACAGATTGACGATGTCAAACTCTCTGCAAACATCATTTATCTGGCTGAACATGGCTTGCTCACAATCAGAGAACAGAGAAGTGACGACCCGTACTCTTTTCTTGATCATATGCGCGCGACCTGCAAAGGCGTTGATTTTATGCAAAACGATGGTGGCCTCTCTGCAATCCTCAGCGTTCAGACCATCAAGTTTCATCGTGAAGCAGTAGTCGTCCTCGAAGACCTGATCGCGATTTCGAACATGGACGTTGAGCAGAAGGAAAAAGCCAAGTCGACTCTCGGCGAACTATCGACGGAAGCACTTAAAACTGTGGTGCAAGCTGCGACGACTGCAGGATTATCTGCACTACTTGGAAAATAAGCTTGGTCCAGAAAACAAAAACCCGCCGAATGGCGGGTTATTTTATGAAGGCATCTCTTTACCAATATCATACATGACGTTCCCTATGACCCCACACAATGCATTGTAAAACGTTGTTTTGTAAATATTGCTTGTTTGGATTTTTTTTACTTCATTCATAGAGTCACCTTCCTTTTCCGTACGTTTAGCTTTTTTCGATTTGATAAAACGACTACTCAATTTGTACGCAGAATAAACTGCTAAAGCTGTGAGCGTAGGGTCAACGGATGCCATGACTAGCGGAATCGAACACGCAGAGATGCAAAATTCTTTTCAACTATGCTTTATTATATCGCAAAATATCGAAATATTTCATATTTGTTGGAATAAAAAAACCGGGGCTGCGCCGAAGTTTATCTCGTTTTGATATGTTTCTTCTGCTCTTCAGCCCACTCAACTCTCCAGGCATCATCGAGGGCCAGTATTGCTGCGTCAAACTCAATGCGGTCGATCAGGATAGTGCGCGATGCCAGGTAAAGCTCAATATCATTCAGGGATAGAGGGAGCGGCACTCCGGCCATGCCGGCATACTTCCTGCCGCGCGATATCATGGCGTAAGCGTTGAGGATCTCCCCAGTGACCGCATCGATTTCAGGCTCTGGAATGGGCGGGAGATTTAGTTTCTCCCTGCGCCACTTTGCTTTGTCACCCTGTTCGCCGGCGAATTCCTTTAGCCACTTTTGGGCCTCTATGGCTTTTTTACGGTTTCCTGAGTCTGCTGCTCCTTACCCTGAGCAATGGACGCCGCCTCAGCCAGAATAAGCCAGTACAGAGAGGGGTTTTGTTTCAGTAACGCAACACCACGCTCCGGTGTATACGCTACGGCCGTCTCCGTACCATCCACCAGCTCCCCCACGCCTTCCCAGTCTTTCAGAAGAAAGCGCGCGCAGTTGTCGATGAGAAGATCATCAACCGAGTCAATCTCTCCCACACTGGCGAGATCGAAAGCATCCGTACCGACCTGGTAGCTCGCGTCCATTTTGTCGATATGGCGCCGCACCAGCGCATTGCGTGAGCGGTATTGTGGATTCTCACTACTGGCCACCAGCAGACGGAGTTTAAATAGCGCCTCGTCTTCCGGCGTGAATTTCTTTTTACTGCCTGCCGGCTTTTTGTAAGGGAAAAACCAGCGTTCTCCGTTCAAATCAATTTGAGAAGAAATAATCAGCATAAAGACTCCCAAAAAAGCCCGAACCGCGATGCTCAGCGGAACGGGGCAGGTAAATTAAGGCGCGGTAACGATGATTTCAGACGTTGCCGTAAAGGTGCGGGCCTTACCGGTGATGGTTGCCGTACCGGCTGCGTTACGCGTGACTTTCGCTGTTTTCTGCCCGGTAGAAACCACGCTGGCGATAGTCGGATCCGATGACGTCCACTGGACGGCATCAGTTGAATCAACTGGCGTAAGCGTGGCGGTTAACGTCACAGTAGATCCCACTGCTCCAGTTGAAGTGGCTGGCGCAACACTGATCGCCGTCGCCGGCACTTTGGGAACGCGGGTGATAGTTGGCGGAGTATTGGCCGCGGTGATATCCAGCTGAACCTGAACAATGTCAGTGCTCCCCGCATCCGGCCAGTCGCCGGAGATCTGCACTTCCGGGAAATCGAAGGTATAGGCGCCTTCAGCATTCTCCAGCGTGAAGCTAAACGGCACCGTTTCGCCGGTGAACGTTTTTTTGTAAACCTCCCAGGCAGCCTTTGACCATGACAGTGTGATTTGACCTGACGGGGTAAAGGTTGTCGGAATGTTTGCGCCGGCGAACGCCGTGCCGGTACCGATGCAGCGCTGGGTCTGCATATTGTTGTTGAACTGGATGTTGAAGGTGTCGACGCAGAAGCCTGTCCCGCCATCAACACCATTTAGCCGGATGTTTGTGACCTCTTTGAAGGAGTAACGCAGCGCCCCCGCTAAATCCACTGGCGTGGTGAAAAAGCTGGTATCGTCCCCCTTCGTCTCCCAGTCCAGCCCTGCAAACGTAATGGTTGCAGTGATATCACCATCGGCCGGGATTTCCATCTGGAAGGTACCAACCTGGCAACCGCGGGCAATCTGGGCGATCCCCACATCACTGGCAAAGGTCGCCACGGAGAACGTAATACGACCATTACCCATCGTCAGCACGTTATTTACCCATTCGGCGCCGAAACAGCTGGCAAGAAAATCATCATGCTGATTCCAGCGAAACCGTGTGCCGACATCGCCGCCGACATCCACTGTGCCGCGTGAAACACCCTGCACCATACGGTCACCAGCGATTTCGTCATTGTCGTTGGTGTTCTGCGTTGGTTTCAGACCAAATGAAGAACGGCGCAGCAGGTTCCACGCCCCTGCTGTTGGCGTGATTCCTGGCGTTGTCTCGCGAATAAACGCGGCTACTACTTTTGCACCTGAGCTCACAGGAGCCTCCTGTTTTTGTGCGCTACAGAGCGCGATAAGGAATTTGAAGATTGAGCTGTAACCAGCCATCGGTCTCACCCGCCGGCACAGCAGAAACAGCGAAATAACTAAGTTTTCCGTCGTCCTTGAACTCGAATAGCTCCGTTAGCTGATCGGCCGTCCGGGAGATAAGCAACGTCCCGGAGCCAACCGGAACAAACAGCTGAATGATTAGTAAGCCCGTCCTGTGGACGACTGGCCCATCCCCGATCTCGGTTGCGCCAGCCTGTCCTGCAATGTTGGTGAGGCGGGCCCAGATATCGCGGTTGCTGGGGTCAAATACCGGACCATTGGGATAATCCACCGCATCAGAGGCAATAGCGGTCTGTGCCGCCATTCGGGAAATGACAGCGTTTCTGATTTCTGTAAGGGTCATTTGTAGGCCTGAATCACACCATTAAACGAGACGGCATAGACGCCTGTTGGCGCCTGCGTTGAGTGACCATTCTCCAGAGGCACGGAGTAAGGCAGGTTCGACTGAATGTAAATCACCGAGTAGGCTGGCGCCTGGTCAATGATATTTTTGCCATTAAGAAATGTCATTGTCCCACGCGGATCCGGCTCGGTCGGGACGGAGTGATCGGGTTCGCCGATGCTGACAAAATGCGATGCCCTGAAGGTTCCTGCGCGATACTCAGCCGGCCGCCTGATATCCATGCTGTCATTAACACGGACTTTCTTCCTGAGCCTTCCCGTTTTGGTCAGGTTAGCAGGATCGGCATAAAGAGATTCGTTCCATTCCCCAACAGCTTTGTTGTATTGAACCGCGGTCGCGTTGATAGCCCACAGCTCCGGGTTTCCTACCGGCGACCGTTGAACAATTTCATTCAGCAGTTGAATGGCGATTGTCCGCTGGCGTAGTTTGACATCTTCGGCCACCAGCCCGGCGAATGCCGCCGGGTCAATGTTCCAGCCCTTAGCCATATCACGCCCTCCGCAGTTGAATGGAGTACGCAGCGCCAGCAGAGTCGGCAGAAGCGGTTATGATGTCGTAACGCTGAAGCTCACCCGTAATCGGATCCGGCGCCGTGATGAAATGCCCGACTGCCGGCTTGTCGTTCACTTCGTTAATCAGGGCGGTTAATTTCAGGTCACCGTGCAGAATGTTAACGCCATCGATACGGCGGAGTTTGTAACGAGCCAGAACACCGCGCCCTGAATAGGCCACCACCATTTCGTTACCGGTTTCCGTTACCGGATCCCATGCACCACGAACGGTGTAACTGCCGGTGAACGCCTTAACCGCATCCTGCAGATCAGTATCGAATGCTGCGGCGACTTCTGTCTGCAACTCATCACGTATACCCATCGCATTCACCACCGCTATGACGGAATTTAACGATCACAGAACCGCGAAGCCTACGGGTATAGATTTCACCATTTCGTTTCGCCCGGAGTGGATGAGGTGCAAACTCAACAACGCCCTTTGCCGGGTTTGCGTAAACGACATAATTGATCGGGTTTCCATTCACAAACACATCGCGAGGGCCGAGCCCGTCACCGGCATAATGCACATCAGTGTTTTGCATATCACCCCCTTACCAGCCGTACCTGAGACTGACTAACGCCATAGGGCTTTAGCATTGCAAGCGCCAGCTGCAGATCAGAATCAAGCAATGCCGAGCTGTTGGTAGCGAGTTCCGCGAAGGTCTTTGAAACGCTGACATCATCGGCATCTACCGTCTTACTCAGCAACACACCAGAATCGGTTTTCTGCTGATAAAGGCCACCATTCGAGGCCGCTAGCGCTGCATAGGCGCCAGCCTGCTTCACATCGTAAGGAATGATGATTTCGTGAGTTGCCTTATCGCACGGCATTTTCAGGTTAAGTCCATTCATCCAGGTATTAGCCATCAGCACAGATTTGGCTTTTTTGCTTTCATCTGTCCAGGTGGCACCGAGAATCGAATTGACGTCTTCAACGGTGATGAAAGTGATCATGCATCACTCCATTTCTTTCCAGCCGTGCGCCTTCCAGTTCTCCACTTCATCAGGGTGAACGTTGGCGGTATTGGGCGCACCTGGGAATGCCGGGAAATCGGTAACCATCGCCACCAGCTGCGATGTGGTCGATACGGGTTCGTTGTTATCCGCCTGCGTAAACGCAGTTTGCTCAGCAGCTCGTTGGGCGCGCTGCTCTTTTGTTAATCCGGCCATTAGCCCTCCACTAAAAAAAGGGGCCGAAGCCCCTGTTTATCAGCCCAGCAACAACGCTGAGTGCGCCGACTTAACTGCCGCTACGCCCCAGGACAAACCGACTTCGTAACGCACCTGGCGATACTGGCGGTACAGTGCTACCTGGTAAGTGATGCCAGATACCGGGTCAGTAACGTTCATCACATCATCCGCAGTATCGCCGCCCTGCGGCATTGCCGGGGTTCGGGATGCAAGCAGGAATGCATTGCGATCAAACGCCATGTTTGCGGTGTAGGCGCCACCAGCGGTAATAGCGGTGTTGTCGGCCAGTGCCTGACGTAAGCCAGGAGCAGCCAGGGTGATTGCTGTGGCCGTCGCAGCAGCAACAAGGTATTTATTGCTGTCCCCGTCAAACGTCACGATGTCACCCGCTGCAAAAGCACCTGTGCCGGTATCAATGGCAATCAGAATATCGCCTTCAGCTTTTGCTCCATTCACCAGGTATCCGGCAGCCGGAGATGCAGCGCGTTTCTTAACATGCGCGGATTCGTGGATGTTGAATCCTTCCAGTCGCCCCACGATACCTTCGCGCAGAAGCGCATCAGTACCGGATTCATTTACTTTGAACAGAACAGACTGTTTACCGCGGAGGTTTGCGATAGCCGAAGAACCGAGAACCATCTGCAGATCTGTTGTCGGCGAACCGTTGTCAGAGAGAACCTGGCGCGCATTTGCCGCATCCGACAAATCACCTGCAATACCGAAAGGAGCGGTGCCGGCCGTACCAACAGCACGGGAGGATGCGAAATACAGAGCTGCAAGATCTGCATCCATCTCATTAGCCAGCGCGCGAAAAGCCTGCTTAAACTGATCAGCAAGGATGGTGTTGTATGTCCCTGCGGGCCCCAGTGCCAGTTGTTCCTCACCGTTCCATTTGACCGGGGCCATTTTGGATTTGGTGATTTTGACATCAACGGTGCCGATCGTCTGGTCGCCGTCATTTGGCGCAGTAGCCCCCGGGGTAATATCAACAGTGGTTGCCGGTGGCGCAACCGGCGCAGTAACAGTCTGGTCCTTCGCCGCCGCATCAGCTTTAGCATTGCGCGATACAGCCGGGATAAAACCGACCTGTTCGCGAGATACGGTATCCAGAGCCGTGAAGATAGTCGGGATCAACCCGGTAAGCGTATTAGCCATGTGTATAGATTCCTTGGAGATTAAAATATAGGGTTGGTTGAGCTATCCAGCTCCGGCACCAGCAGCCATCCGGCGGCTGGCAAAGAATTAATCGACGATGGTGATACCGTCTTTGAGAGTTGATTGCTGATCTGTCGGGCTCAAACTGGTAAACGCATCGCGTTTCATCGTTTTCTGCCCGAGTGAATGCTGAGACTGGCGAGAGCCGCCTCCCTGGTTGCCGCTGGCCTTCAGAATGTGGTCTTTCTGTGGGTACTGCTCCACCAGGAACTCCAGCGCCTCATCAAAGGCCGCCAGTTCGCCCGGCTTCGAACGGGAGTAAATTTTGTTGCCAGAGCCATCATAGGCAACGACTTTGCCGTCCTCGACTTTGAAGGACTGACCGAACCGCGCCTGAAGCAGATCTGCCGGAATTGCTACTTTATCTGCGATGAATTTCGAGCCAGAGAACCGGCCGCCGATCATTTCCTGATAAAGCTGGCCTTCAAGGGTCGTCGCACGCTGAGTAGCTTCATCAAGCTGGGCCTGGAATGATTTGGTGATATCCGCTTTAACCTGATCAACGGCGCCTGCGTCGATCAGTTTTTTCTGGTCGATTTTAGTCATCATCTCCAGCGCTTCGAGCGCCTTTGCCGGATCGCCGATTTTGGCAAACTTAGCCAGACCGGCTTCAGCGGCTTCTTTGGCTTCACGATGAGATTTTGCCTCGCCATTCAGAGATGAGATTTTCCCAACGGCCTGCACAGCATCAAAACCAACTTCCTGGCCGTCATCGTGGACGTAAACGGGTAAACCGCTGGCATCGATTTCTGCATAGCTTTTGCCGTTAACTTCGACTGTTTTCAGTTTCATGTGGTTACCTTTTCGGTGGTCATCCGACCGTTGCACCGCTCACCATCCGGATCACGGCAATAAAAAAGGCCGCCCGGAGGCAGCCTGATTGAAGACTTAAAAAGCTTTAAAGTCTGGCGTTGCTGAACGCTTGAGCATCCAGGTTACGAAGTTGCTCCAGAGTCAGCCATTCGCCCTTGTCGTTGTAGAAATCATCGGGCGACATGCCGCCGTCACGAATCAGCCGGGCCCGGGTTACGCCAACGATCTGGGACTGTCGCGTGAACGACTGGCGCAAGAACCAGCCCTGATAATCGGTATCCGAAGGCACCTGCCCGTCCATGCTGGCACGTGAGCTATCTGATATTTGCCCAACAGCAATACCCAGCTCATCAGCCGATTTCAGGATGTAGGTTTCGACGCTGCGACAGCAGAAATGGATTTTCCCGGGTCCCTGCAGATACGGCACCTTATGGCCGATCGGCTTGTTATCCAGTGTGTACTTGAGGCGGTCGCGAATCCGACAGTCTTTTGATGTACGGTTATCCAAAGTGGATAACCACTGCTTACCCTTCAAAATGTCATCGTTCGCATCTGCAAAGCTTTTCCTGGCCGTAGAAGCAAGATGCCCCACAGCCGTTTTTGCAATACTGCCGGCATTGGTTCGGCTCATCTGCAGCGCGCCATCCTGATAGCCACGGTTAGCATGACCCCGGACCTTTCTGGCGATTTGCTCATGCGTATCGCCCAGGAGAAAACCCTGCCGCACTGTATTGGAAATTCTTGCCATCCTGTCAGCTTCAAGGTTATCTGCCCACTCCGAAAGCAGGCGCCCCTGAAACGGCTGTGCCATCGCAGTTGCGTAAACGGCATCCGGTGAAATGCCCACCAGCGGTTGAAGCGATAGCACATCATCGGGGATCGCAAACTGGAACAGGCTCAGCTGAAAGCCTGCTTCGTGCTGAGCGAGTTGCTGCAGCTCATCAGATAGCCCCGCGTACATTGACTGCACAGCCTCGCGATTGAGAGCTCTGACACTAACGAGCAGCGCTTCCAGTCGCGACACGGTAAAGCTGTCAGCATCCAGGCTATCCATCGCTACCAGCAATCTGGCTGTCAGTTCCGCATCGCTGTCATTCAGGATTTTTATCATCCTGTTTGCAACGCTGGTGCTGTACCGCGCTATCCATATCGCATGCGCTATCGATTCATCCTGAAGCTTGTCATTCGCCGTTGCCATTTGCACCACCCGGGTTACTCAGTCCGCCGGCCAGCGTGACCTGCTGATTCCGCAACTCGTCGATAACCTCTTCGGGCTTCGCGTCCGGATCGATAAATTTGAGGGCCTGCAAAACGCGAACAGCATCGACCTGACGTATATCACCACCCTGACGGAGCGACTGAACAGCTGTTGCAGCTGCGGCATCAAACGTCTGGGCTGAAACATCCAGTTCGGTGCGTACATCGACATTGCCGCCTTCTTTCTCGCCCAGCCATTCCGCCATAATCTGCAGGATATTATCGAGCGCATCCTCAAGCGAGCTTGCCATGGTGTAGAGAGGTGAATTCTCCTGCATCCGCTCTTCGTGAGTCTGGTCTAAGGATTTAGTCGATGTGTTTTCCGCGCGCAGCAGTTTTGCGCCGGCCTGACGCATCTGGTTTTCCAGATCCTCAAGGGAAATCTTACCGGCTTCAATCGCAGCCCCGGTATGCTCGACATATTCCAGTCCCTGGCGCTGGCGATCATCGAAACGAGTCGCAGAGGAAGAACCTATCGTCAACGTTTCGCCATCAGCCAGACCGTAAGCCACCAGCAACGGCACACGAGCGACATGAAGGATGTTGTCCTGTTCACTCTGACTCTGCCAGTGCTTGATATTCAGTAAGGCGAGATTAAGCAGTGGCGGTGAACCGCGCATAAAGCCTGTGCGTTTCGTGTAAAGCGTCACCAGGGGAATATCATCGCGACTGGTTTCCCACTCGTCGTGAATCTGCCACTGGCTTTCGCCGTTATCACCTTTATTTCGGCGATAAATTTCAACCTTGCCCGGCATGATATGGCGTATTTGCTCAACTTTCGTTTGCCCGTAATCATCGCCATCAACAATGATGACCTCTCTGATACGCAGATCGGTCAGCACCACTTTCCCTTTAACCACTTTCGATTTCCAGCCGATGACCTGGCGAGGATTAAGCATCGTGGCATACGGGCGGGATCCCGCGGCTTTTTCGTCGGCTTTAGTTTTTACTGCCTCCGGGTCAATTTTCGGGAAATCCACCAGCGCATGAACCAGACCATACTGGAATCCGATGCTGAAAAATTGCTGTGCCCAGACATCGAGCCGGTTTCCTTCCATATCAATATCTGGCGACAGCTCCCGTATTTGTTCAGGAGAATCCTCACTCAATACCGTCGGCTCAGCAAACACTCGCCCGATGTTTTGTTTAATGGCCTCTTCATAGGCAGGGAGTAACGTTGCCGAAGCCAAACGCTCCTTATAACTTTCAGGATCTTCGTTCGGCCATTTCGGGAGATACTTCTTGCCCTGCCGGCGCATTTCCAGCGTGCCGCCCATCAGCGCATCATTAATATCCCATGCCTCAACCATGTCGTTATAGTCGAGGTTGGGCGTTGAAATATCAGGCATGGTTTTACATCCGCAGTTGGGTGACTTTTCCAGTCGGTTTGATAATCGGGAATTGCTTCACAATGAAATACCCACCAGCATCGTTGGGATGATCGTTATCCGCCGTTTTATCCGGCTCACCGTTTTCACCCCAAACCTGTTGCTCAAGCGACTCGGTGTACACCGGGCACCGCTTTACATTCACTTTGTAGCGACGTTCACCGTTACCATTGCAGAACATGGCATTCATCGCGTTGATGCGGTCTTTCACTGGCGGGTTTGATGCATTAACAACCACATTGAAGCCAGCCTGCTTAAGCTGAGCGATATCCGTGGCGCTGGCATTGCTGGATTTGCGGGAATCGCCGGAAGCGTCCGGATAAATATAGATTTCCCGCACCTTGCGATAATCGTTGCCGTCGTACAGCCAGAACCGTTCTTTGATGATGCGGATCATGTCAGGGGTGTCGTAAGCCTTCACGATTTCATTAACCGCAAATGGAAGCCCCAGACGTAATACATGAACAATCCCAGCCATCTTCCCGACGTTGAAATCCATACCGATATACAGGGGCTCACCGGGTTGCTCTTCTTCCCGGCAGTTATTCAGCTTACGGTCAAACTGATGGTAAATCGTCCCGCTGGTAAGGTTGGTGAACTGGCCACGGAGATAAGCCTTGATCAGCTCCGGCGGGTATGACTCCATCAGCGACGGGATATAGTCCGGCGGCAGATTCTTTTCATTGTCGAACGTCGAGGCCTGCACCAGGCCGTACAGCGTTGAGAGCGAAGGCTTATCGCGTACAGCCTTTGCGAACTGCTGATAAACGAATTTAAACCCTTCCGGCGTCGTGGTGACGTCGATCCCGTTACGAAGACCGGCCACGTTGTAACGCATACGAGCAATGATTTTTCGCCAGGCTAACTGCGCCTTTTTGGCGGGCATTACGTCCAGCTCATCAATCAGCGCATTACCGATTTTAAAACCAACGATGGTTTGCGGTTTCTCCATCGAGCGACAAATCGTCGTTCCTCGGTACTGGCGCCCGGCGTAGAAGTGAACCTCTTTGTTTCCCTCGTTGATTTTGACATTCAGCCCCCAGTCGTGGGCCACCTCCTCAACAGTGGGATAAAAGATGTCACGGATCTGCGGATACGTTGGCGCAAAGTAACCCTGGTTGATTTTGGGGTGTTCCCACATCCCTTTGCAGATACCACCGCAGCCGACCCACGTCTTGCCAGAACCGAAGCCGGCGACGTAGGCCTTAAACTTGTACTGCATCGCAAGGAATTTGGCCTGAGGGATGTTAAGCGTCGGTGCTATCGCCATCCTCTTCCCTCACTCGTGCATCGACTACGTTGATATTGATTGAAACTGGCGTTGGTTCGTCATCCTCCGGATCAGTGGCCAGCTCTTTGCGTAATTTTTCAACCTCCAACTGCCGGCGCTCAATTTCAATCAGCTGCAGACGCTGGGCGAACTCGCTATCAGCCAGGCCGAGACGTTTCATCACCGCCTCGTACATTCGCTCACGGCTAATAGCGGTAATCTCCACGCCATTCTTCCCAAGCTTCACACCGGAATAGGCAAGCGCAGCATCAGGCGCCAGCTTGCGCGTATCAGCGAAGAAAGGCTGGCCGACGCCATCTCCATTACAGCGAGGGCATTCCGGGTTAGGTGCGCTGGTGTGGTCGTAACCGTAGCCACCAACATCGACGGGCTCGCGACGTTTTCGCTCAAGCGCCTCGAGTCGCTTCTCTTCGTACTCAACAGCGTCACGCCATTGATACTGGTGACCGAAGCCCCAGCAATAGCGGCAACTCCCGCGTCGATACTGTGATAGCTGGTTGGCGTCGAAGGTGGCCAGGCGCCACATCTGGTCAAGCACTTCATCGGCGCTGCCGAGCGTGCGCACAATGGATGCTTTCTGCTGCTGCGCAATGGCCTGCGCAACTGAAGTTTTCTGAAGCAGCTGATAACCAATTTGTTCAGCAGTCTTCTTGCTATACCCGGCTCGAATGGCGGCCTGCGTGGCGTTGTTGTCCTTCAGGTATTCCGCGACGAATAAACGTTGTTGATCGGTGAGGCCATCATCATCCACCAGCTCTTCAGCGCACTTTCCCTTTTGCGCAGTGCGCAGTTTCTTCTGCGCAGGTTTTTGCGCAGTCTGCGCAGTGGGTTTCTTGATGTATCGGCGGGCTGTAGCGTAATTCAGTCCCTGCGCTTCACACCAATCCTTCGGTGATACGCCGGTTGCGGCATGATCGGACAGGAACCGTTGCTGAAGCTCGCCCCAGTCCGGTTTTGCCATAAAAAACTACCTTAGTTAATGCAATAAAAAACCGCCCGAAGGCGGTTAGTAGAAATATGCTTTCGCTTGAATCTCACAAGCTCTTCAGCAGGGTATCCCTGAAGCAGCGGCTGACTAATGAGTTTTTTTTCCAGTTTAACAATGCATCCATAAGTTTTTTAGTCATATAAGCTCCTTTTGCATAGAGGTAGGTTGAGGTAAAACTAATCATTTCAGCTATAACGAAATTTGATAAGAAAACAAGTGCGCCACCACTTGCACCAACAATAACGAAGGTTAATGCCAACCTCAAAAGACAGCTACCGCTTATTTCTAATTCATTTATACCTCATATTTAAACGACAGTGAATATCTTATTTCAACATTCATCTCTTTAAGAAGGCCATCTGTAAGGGTTACTACTGTACTTACTTATCCAATTTTTCACTTAATTTGAATGTGTTTCGGCCATCTTAACATAATAACAACCTTTTATCCTCACCAAGGGATATTACCAAAATTATCCCTTAGTGGGGTTAGCACTCAGTATCGGCCGGCCACTTGGCAAGGGCGATGCGCTGCTTCTGACGTTCGCATATCGGGTGACGAAACACTCAGATTTCCCTGCTGCCTGCGGTAAGCAGCCCAACGTGACCAGCGAGTATGCCCCGAGGACCTACGAGTACTTAATTGCCACTATCGCTACGGTCAGTGCAACCAATGCCACCAATAGTGACACACCAGTGAGCAGCAACGAGGCCGTATTCATCATCCGCTGATAGTAAAACTCTCGAATGGTTTTTTCTGTCAATATTCGATGCTCAATGTCATCAGCATGAGGGAATGATTTGTCGTAGCCCGCCCTTATTTTCCTTTCAATGGATTCATGAAGTGCTGAGTTCCACTCATGCGTAAAATTAACAAATGCATCTGTAATTTTCTGTTTCATTGTCATCTCACCCTGATTGTTATTATTGGTGATGATATCAAATAGGATGACAAAAAAAGCCAACGTATCGGTGGGCTTGTTGTGACATGTCACGGCATCAACAATCGCTATCAGGCCTTGCTATTGCACGACATGCCCACATACAGGCTTCCTGCATTTTGGTGCGCGCGATAGCCATGCAGCGCAAAGCCTCTGCTCTCTCGGTTTCGGCCTGACTACCACGCTCGACAACTTCAGCCGTTGTAACCTCTCGCTCAGTATCGAGCAGACTGCAAAAATGCCGGCTGACACCTTTGAGGCGGTTCATCCGCTCAATGTCGCCAGCGGTTAATGTGCGGTAGCCTTTTACAGTGCTGCCGTCCTGCGGTTTTGCTTCACTCATTTCGTAGCCCTTTCGGTTGTACCTGGTTTGCTTTTACTAGCTCGTAGGTGGATACTGTTGGGAAGGAAAGCATGGAGATAACCAAATGAAACAGATACTATTTACATGGTTTGCTTTTACAAATACCTATGCCTGCATCACCGCCAGCATTAATGTGAACAACTCGCTAATGCTTAATTCAGCTGTGCCGTGGATTGTTGGGGTTTCTCTTGGAGTAATCACCAATTACTTATTGGCTAAAAAACTGAAGGAAAGCGGCTTTCTGTAGGCCTGCTGGTTTCTGGCCAGGTTACTTCTTAACGCTGTCCGGCATCACCGCACCAACAACGCCAGCCAGCGCTACGCCGCCAGCGATGACGGTTTCCTGAATGCCCGGAGGCATCTGATAGCCGAAGACACCGGCAATGACCAGGATGATGCCCCGCCAGGTTGACGGCTCTTTCAGTCGATTAATGAGATAGTTCATATTTCCCTCAAACAAGAATACTTTTTGCCAGGAGATAGCGGGCTTTACGGTCATCAATGCCGTTCTGTCCGCCGTTGATAATCTGAGTGACGCGTGTAAGGTCACCGGGATAACGCAAACAGCCGCGTGAGGTATAGAACCAGGCAGCACTGCGCGCCGCATACTCATCATGTGCCAGCAATTCAGGCTGTTTAACCAGATCAATCTTCAAAGCATTCCCGCATTCGCGGTAATTGTTCAGGCCGGTGGTCTGGATGAGCCCGCGCCCGCGGTAAAACCAGCCGTCTGTTGCCCCGTTATTCCCCATGCGTTTGCTGTACACCAGATTGGCGATCGCTCGTTGCCTCTCCAGTGGCAACGATGGTTCACCCTGCCGGCGGCCGAGCGAATTAGCCTGACCCTGCGTCAGCCGCCCGGCGCGGACAAAACTATTCAAGCCAGCCACGCTATAATTGAAGCTCTCAACAAGCTGGGTAAATCCCGTGCTTTCATGCCCTACCTGGGCAATGAACATTGCCTGGTCGATAGCGGAAGTGATGCCAAACTCTTTCATCGCGGCTGTAATATGCGGAAACCAGCGCGCAGCTAACCCGGCGCTGATGCCAGCCGCCTTCTGGAATTGTGTTTGATTCATTAGTGCCTCAGTGTATCGACCAGACGCGCCACGTTACCCCGAGCCCATAGCACGGCGGCGCATATCATCACGTTTGCCAATACCACCAGCCAGTGGGACTGTACGTAAAGACCGAAGATAAATTGGAAAGGTATGCTCGCGTAAATCAGTACAAGCAAGTAAGCAATGATGGAGATACCAGGGCGATGCCTGGCACCGCGACGTTGATAAAACATCAAAGCGCAGACAATAACGGCACATATCACCGCATTGGCCAGCGCTGCCGGGTCATTTATTACCATTCGAACCTCCTCCCCTTAATCGGGAAAGTAATCCGAACAGGCTGCTCAAATCCTGGCTGTTAATGAAAGTCAGGACCTTGATGGTGACAGCAGATGCCACCACCGCACCGAGCGCATCAAGCGGACGATCTGTATAGCCTGTCCAGGTAGTAAATTTTGAGCCTAATAATCCGGCAGCCAGAACACCGACAATAAACGACGTCATGAAGTAAGCTATTTGCCTTCCACGTGTCAGGTTTGCGGTCGTTGCCACATAAAACACCGCGCCGCCAAAAGCCCCAAATACCACACCAAAATCGGTGTGGGTGATAACGCCATATACGACGGAACCAATTAAACCGCCGCCAAAAATCAGACCGGTACCAGTTAAAGGATCGGACATTAAGCCCCCTCTTATTGCTGTGAGTCCTCTCAGAATTGAGGGGAAAAAGAAAAGGCCACGCATAAGCGCAGCCTCAAATGATTTGTACCTCAGCTTTCCGAGGAGCCTTATTCATGGCGAAAAAAAGCCCGCTCAGAGGAACGGGCAGAAAGTAGGCATTCTAGGTAGTAACGAAACGAAGGCACTCCTAATAGTCCGAGCTACCGATTTACCAGGAAGCATTCACTTTTGCCGTTACGTTCTATAAACATAGACAGGCAACCGCAGAAGTAAACCTTCCATAAATCTTAAATATGTTATGTGGCAGTGTGGTGCCGGGTGCCTCCCGGTGAGCATGCCCCAGCCGGCATGGCCCGCGCTGCATTTACAGGTTTCTGTAACTGACTGGTCGCCCCTCCGCATAGGGGGATTCACCACATCAATACGTTATGCTTTAAACATAGCTAGCGTCAATACACTCTGCATACATTGCTATCGAAGAGCGACTAATCACAGGCATAAAAAACCCGCATTTTATGCGGGTTTCTGACTTTGCAGCTTAGATTATCTGAATGCTGAATTCAGAGAAACTTCAGCATCCGGTTCGTGCGTAATTCTGTTTCTCAGATCCCGGCGAATAATCTCAATTGACCAGAACCACACCAGGTGACCAAATATTTCAGAAACGTTTTCATACCATGGAAGCTCAATCAACGGAGGGGTTAGGCCCATAAGCGGAAACGAAATCATATGGACAAACAGTTGTGCGAGTGCACCTGCAAGCAAACCTTGCCACAGCTTAATTTTTGGAAACACCTCGGCAACTACACAATACCCAACCGCGAACACGATGGAGAATATGATATGTGTTACGCCCACCCAGTTAAACACATGTCCGGCGAAGGTATAGACAGCCGCATTTGGATCGGCCAGCCCTAACCAATCACGCAGAAAAATATAAGGAGGGTTAAGGAAGTTTCTGGAGCAATCAATTTGCCCGGCAGCTCGAATTAATGACTCTGGTCCACAGGCACTGGTAAACATATCGACAGGACTACGCGGTGGTAGTGGTACTTCAGCACCCCATTTAACAAATGCTGAAACCACCCCAGAAATTAGCCCGATAAACAATGCAACGCCATAATGCCGTCTGCGAGGTTCGGTTCGCACAAAAATATCTTTTAACGCCATAAGACCATCACTTATAAAGAATATTTACAGTTCCTTAATATTCCTTAAGTTTGGCGCATGGCATTTTGATTCAGATCACACTTTATAGCCGATTTCAGGCATTTGTTTTCAAAAACACAAAACCCTGCAGTTGCAGGGTTTATATGAATAATTTCGTTCAGGTGTTTTATTCCACGATTCAAAATATACACGACAACTTCGGACAAAATCAAGCATTGTGCGCTTAAAATGCAAAATAATGCGACAATTTACTCAATCAGCTGTTGCTCGTTGAAACTCTTTATCTGCCCTCTTCTCTTCCCTCCAGCATAGGTCCACCAGCGCATCGCAGAAAGGTTTCCAGTTGCGTGTCCATGTTCTGATGTGCAAGTCTGGGATAAGCGTCAGAATCGCTTTATAAGCAGCCGTAGAGGGCATCGTTGAAAAGCCATTCCCCGAACAGCGCTCACAGATTTTATATACCGGAGCTCCCTGCTCTCTTGTCGCTTTGCGGTCGAGAACCTGGCCTGTACCACCGCAGCGGCAGCGTGCGTTTATCTTTCCCTTACCGTCACAAGCTTCACATTTAGCGCTTATGCTGGCTGTTACTTCAGTCCACTTATCCCAGTCGGAAGGACGGACAGTACGGGATTTTTTCGCCCAATATGGAGCTTTGCCCCACGGGTTAGAGACTTTGCGTTCCGTAGTGGTTGTTTCAATTTTCCCGGTGCCATTGCATACCCTGCAGGCTCCCGTTGTTTCCGCGGACCGGGAATACTCCGCAAAAGCAAACTGCGCCAAAATCAGGCAACAGCGCCCCAGCGCTTTACCCGCGGTTTTGCGTACGTTCTTGGGTGCGGTTTCAATCGCATACCGCGCTAGCGCCTGGACGGCCAACAGCTCATCTGTCTTGCTGATGCCAGTCTTTCCAAAGAACGCTGCCAGTCCAAATCTTGCCCTGCTGCTTGTCACCCCAATACCAGCCATAACATCCGTACCGTTGAGACGGTCAGGTGATGTGCTTTTCACATCGTCGCTGATGTGCATACCCTGAGGGCTGAAATGTTTTAAGGATGCTTCGAGTTTCATACTTTCAGTAACCCCTCTTTTTTCCATATAGCCAATGTTCTGATCACGCCTTCCGCATGCATCAGGCGCAGTTCGTCCCGGGTGTAATCGGTGGTTCTCTTTCTGCCATCAATGAGATCGTGGCAAGCACTGCAGGCTATAGCGCCCTGTGTATCGTCCGGCTTGCATCCGGTACCGCAGGTGCCAGCCAGACGGTAATGTGCCAGTACGCTGGTTTCCGGATTGCCATTGCAGTGCCCGGGAATACGTACCGTGCATTCGCGGCCTCGGGCCGCTTTGCGAAGGTTAGCCATACTCACACCCACATCCTGTTGCGCCAGCGAGAGTCTGGCCGTGGCGGATTATTGTCCTCCACCAGCTGCGCGCTGACGGTCCATGTCACAAAGTCTGGGTTTAAGCTTCGTTCGACCTTTACGCCCCGCTGGCGATATCTCGCCATCAGTTCGTCGGCCTGCTGCGTTGTGCATTCCTGATGGTGAAACCATGAGCGTTTCATAGTCATCACCCCGCGAAGCTTAAAAGCTGGTTTGCGGCGTTCTCGACTTCCAGTGGGCTGTTGAACGAACGAGAGAGGATCCACCGCCAGAGAACATCCAGCGAGGCTTTGTACAGTTCCTGAAATTCGCATTCGTCCATGCTGGCGAATGAAATGCTGCGAGGGTGTTTTTTCAGCGTACCGTCCGGCAGCTGTATGGCGTCATAGTGGCCAGCTTCAACAATGACCCACGCCCGGTAAGCGTCGAAAGATTTGCAGATGCTGATGCTGCCAGCGCGCTTCTCGGCTATACGGTCGAGGTATTGCTCAGCGGCATCAAGCAATGCCGATTCACTCCCGCCATATGCTGCAAGGTATCTGGCGTAACCGGTGATAAGCCTACGTTCGTTAGACGAAATCGCCCCGCCGGTAGGTTCCCAGTATTCGAAGCCAAGATTGAGTAAAGCGAAGTAGCGACGATGAAACGCCGGATTGCGGACAAGCTTATAGTCGGCTTCCAGAACGGCGCCGAGCTTGCATTTTGATTGTAGAAAATCGCTGGTCTCCTGCGTTGCAGGGATCAGGATTCCTTGGGACTGTTTAACTAAGTGCAATTGCGCCATGGTTTATCTCCGTGGCGCAGTAGGTTAACGGTTGTTCAGGCCGTTGATTACATATTATCAGAAGGTGGGATAACTCGGTAGCCGAGGCGATGCAGAAAACTGGTCATTGTATTGAGATTAAATATTCCCTCGTCCTCAAGTAGCGGTCGCATAGAAGTAATCCCGCTAGCCGTGTACACCAGGGCTCGGCCAGCCGCCCTGATACTGCCCACAATTTCACCTGTAGAACGTTTAACCAGATCGTAATACTCGTCACTCTCACTGCGCATCCCTACCTCCCGGAAGCAAAATCATATACTGTGTTTTTATACAGTATAAATTAATGTTGAATCACTTACATGTGAAAATTACACGGTACGAGGGATATGATGACAGATGAAGATCGCCCTACAAGCCCCTATTTTCAAAAGAGATTATCAAAATTGAAAGTTTGGGAGTTTTGTTTAACTTTCATGGCTAGCGGAGTTAAAAGCTTTGCGCGGTTGTCGACGGCATATTTTGTGTATCGTACAAGCCCCTATTTCACTCAAACAAAGGGAAAGGGCCAATTTCAGAATTTAGTTAATTCCAGATGTATTGGTGTGGCATAAAAAACTATCTAGCCATAGGATGCACATTTTTTGTAATGTGCAACCCCCTATTTACCAGGACAAAAAAGAAAACCCGCCGTAGCGGGTTGTATTGCATAGAGAATTTACTGAGGTGCCTTTGGCTCGACCTTGCTGTGAATCTCCACAGACTGATTCCGCAGCTCACGCAGAAGTTAGCCTAGTAATCAAGCCCGAACAACCCCCTGATACGTCTATTCAATGGAGTGGTCATTCGGAGGAAGAGTATGAAGGCCGCAAAAGTTCTGTCTCAGCTCGGCGTTCGAGCTGGAGCAACGCCCAATGAAAATAGACAACCGATTATAACAGTAGTTCGATTGCCGAAACGGCGATGTGCGGGGTGGAATATTTGTTCGAAGTTTCACTGATGTAGTGTGACTACGGTGACCAGGCTGCAGAAGCAACCCCTATAATCCATGGGTTAATAAAATGATGAAGGCAGGTATGCTAGGAATAATGGTTATTGCATGATAGCAACAACCGATTGCAGGATGCTTATTCAAAACATGACTTATCCAACAAAACATTATTTACAAGAAAAAACCTGCTCAAGCAGGTTTATAATGGATTGCTAATGTTTTATTAAAGGCTGTGGGTTATTCATTATCCACCTCATTGCACCCTCAAGATGAAAACAAAAACCGACGCCTCCGATGAGGCAAACAAAAATCGCGAAATGTAGAAGAAACTTTTTTGACTTGACGTATGACTCCTCCCCTTTTTTAACTACTTTCCATTCTGTGCTTAAAATTAAAGAAGAGTTAAGATAAATATCTTTTGATAATTTATCGGCAAGAGTCAAATCTTCTGTAGAGTTAAGTTTATCAAGTAAGGCGTCTAGACGGATTTCAGGTTCTTTTCTTCGATTGACATCTGAATTTAGCCTAAGCTTTATTCTACCCTTATATCTTTCCATCTCATTAATTGCATCTGACAATGTTTGCTCATACCACTGCGATTTATCTCTATATGATTTAGCCAATACCTCATCGACCATATGAAGATAAGAGACGCCTAAATGAGACTGGTAGAGGTTATTGTTAAGGGTCCATTTTTTATATGCTTCAATTAAATATGAAATTTCTTCCCTAAAATCATTTATCCATGCTTGCCTAAATTCTGAGACTTTATTTTCCTTAGTTATTATCATGCCAATGAACGCTATAAACCCCGCAATCATGGCCGCAATTATAGGACCCCATGGATTCATTTTAACGCCTCCAGTTGTGTGCTAAATGACACCCATTATATCTTTATATGCTCCCCTAAGCACACATAAATTGAGTAAGGGTCGTCGCTAAAGCAATAGATTTTTCGTCTCTTCGCCAGTGGATTGGTCGAACAAAGCTTGGACACTTGACGGCTTGGCGCTCTGCTTCTGATTTAGCCATCATGCAGATTTCGCATTTGGCATATTCCTGCACATTACCCCTTAACAATAGAGAGCGACCAGAAAAAACCCGCTGAAGCGGGCCAGTAAGAACAACTCAGAACTCAATCAACTGCGCAGGCCTGGAGTTTAATATCCAACATTCCTGATGCACATGATGAAGTGCTAGCCGGTTAATATACATTTCATATTTTGCCTGGCAATCCACTTTGTTATCGATATTGACCTGCTCATCTTCATGCTCAACTTTTGCTAACTCTCTAGCGCCAATAAAATCATTAAGCATATCAATTATACTGATGAAGCCATTTGTTTTGACTTGTTTATTTGCATCATTAGTATACACGCCCGCATATTTATATGAGTCCATAATCGTATAAATTCCATCACCATCAATGTCCAGAGGTGAAGACATCCATTTAAAAACATGCAGGAGAAAGACATTTGCCATCCAGGGAAGTTTAATTCCAGGAGCGGAAAACTGTTCAGATGTACCAGTACTTAAACTCTGATGAAGGTTGGTGGCTCCTACCAAGATAATATCAAGAATCTCACCCTTAGCCTTCCCTGCATTAACAAAATTAAAGGTTCCAGCATAACATTGGCCTAGATAGATGACTGCATTTTTTAGAACAGGCGTTGACTTTAGAGATGTAATCAATTGATTTGGTGTTATTGGTTTTGGTGCATCTAAACCAAATGGACTTCCATGGCCACTAATAAACATCACCAAATTATCATATGAGTTATCAAGCAGATCACTGAAAAAATCCGTAGTTGGCCGTGATATGTATTGATGCGTTGATCCAAGATTAAAAAAACTATCCATGCACTGAGTGGGACTGTCAATGTAGATGAAAATATCTTGCGGCTGAATTCCTGCACGTTCCAGACATAAAACACCAAAAACCAGGTCAAGGACGTGCCGGGGCTCAGCGGATGAATTCGAACATGGCAGAAACATAACCCATTTTGTGCGCTCTGACCTTAAGCTCATAAAATGCCCCAAACATACAAAAAAATTATCGACAAACAGATAGAGCCGCATTACTTAATGATTCAGGCTTAGGTAAATCACAGAAGTAAAAAACTTCACTCATTTCAACTGTTTCTGAAACAGGTGTTGTATTAAGGATCTTGCCTCTTTCATTTAAAGCAAAAATCTCCTTTCCTGTCTTCAGAAAGAAGCAAGCTCCAGCCTGAGAAGAAGCTGACTTGAAAAGCATCCATTGCCCGAGATTCACACACTCCTTGACAGAGTCAGACGTGTCGGGCAGCGAAGAAGACTGTAACCCAGTGAATTTCATACAATATTCCTTAATAAACCAAATGCCGTTTATTTATGTGCTAATTTTAGTTGACGTAATATCATACATCCACTCGTTTTGCACCAAATTTCCATAAATAACAAACCTTAGATTTGTTGACAGCAAATAGCGTGTTTGCGTTTTTTACTTTGCCGTTGCGTGGCTTTGCGTTCTGCGGGGGATTTAGGCATGCTCCTCTCCTTCTGTCGTTCACCCTCATTGCTGAAGTCGTCGCCATCGATTGGCATCAGGTACTGCGGCGGGTAAAGCGCCCAGCCATTCCCGGCCCCTTGCGGTGACTCTTTGCCTAATTTCGCAACAACGTTTCCCGTTACCAGCCATGCCGGAATATCGCCACCGTTGTTTGATGGCCTTCCGTGCGGTGATGTGAATGAACCGCGAACAGGTATGAGGCTCACGGCTTGCACACCTCGGCCAATCTCCTCAGATGTGGCGCTATCAATGATCAATGCCATACCTCCCGCGCTTAACTCAGCCATGACTCACCTCCTGCGGGGCGCTGCCGGCAGCGGCATCCAGTGAGTTGGCGTCCATGACGCGCCGGGGATCAACCAGCCGCTACTCTGCGCATCGGGGTGGCCAGGGATATACGTTGCCCATTTGCAACACCACCGCGGCTTCTCTCCCCACCAACGCCCGACCAAAACCTCATGACGACTTGGCGGCATCTGCTTACTTAACGGAATCCATCCCTGGCTTTGCGCTGGAGTGTCGCCGTTTTGCTCCGGAGAAACGTGGTTTTGCGCCAGGTAGCAAACGGATTGCGCCGGAGAGTTGCCAACCTGGTGCATGGCTGCGAGGCAGGCGTTCCAGATTTCCTGTGCATCATCGTCGTTGAAAAGCGCATCAGAATGCGAAGCTATCAGGTAGCGAATTTCTGCTGGGCATTTCTCCGGCACTACCGGCGCCGGCTCGCTGTTCACTCCTTCCAGACATGCTAACGCACATTGCAAGAACTGAAGCTCTTCCTCCAACTCGCTGCGAACACCGGCGAATGCACTCTGTGAATTTGCATAAGTCAGATTTTTTGCTTTGAGTTGGGCGCGCTCCCGAAGCTGATCTCTGGTTAATTTGCTGGTCATTGGTTGGCTCCTGGCTTATTGATGCGCGATGTTATATTCCGACCGCAGTCGCAGCAGTAGAATGCTTTCCCGCCGCGAATGCCGCTGGTGTGCTGCCCCTCAAGGAATGAACCATCCCAAGCATAAAATTGCTTGAAATCCACAACCTCTTTCGTGTGGAATCCATTCTCACCGCCGCAGTGCGGGCATGAACTCGGGTTTTCTATAGCCATCACTCAGCCTCCACCTTGATGCCAGCGGCGGTGAGCATTGCCAGCACATCATCAACCTTGAGATATTCCCCATCATCGTCACTGTGAACGTACCAGTCGTCATAACCATCAGCACCGGGTTGAAGACGTTGTGGCAGCTTCACGGTGCGGGACTCCAGCTCGGCGATGCGCTGCTGCTCCTTCTCCAGCGCCTCTAGCAGTGCCAGAACGTCATCGGCTTTTATGAAGAACAGGCCTTCGCCAAACTCATTTGCTGAAGCAGCTCGCCGTCTCAGGCTCTGCGCCAGTTCGGTGATATCAGTCATGCTGCATCCTCCAGACCGATTAGCTCGGCAATCTGCGCCAGCGTGTCTTCGCTTTCTCCAACCGGCTTGTCCATTAAGTCAAATGAAATCAACTTGCCGCCCTCGATTACGCCGGCATTGAAATCGTCGCTATCCACAGCCCGAAAACCGCGTGATATGGCTCCATTGCGGGTCTCGTAGTGAATAAGGTCAGATGAATATTCGATACCGTGTCCGCCTTCGTTACACCAGGCGCGCCGGATAATTACGATGAATGATTTGCTCATGCGGCACGCTCCTGTTTCTCATCATCAGCCGCCAGCACCCGTATGGGGATCCGGCTCATATGCATGGTGTACCCGGTCTTAAGCTCCAGGTCGGCGTATTCCTCAAGCAGAGGCTGGTTATGCCGAGCACCGTTGACCATGTCGTTACGGCTAGCCATGATGCAGAAAACACAACTCAGGCGCTCATTACCCAGCGCGTAGGCGTAATGCGGTTCTTGCCCAGCCTGTCGAATGGTGGCGAAAACTTCTTCGGCAAGCAGATCATGGACCGGCAGCCATTCGTACCAGGTGTTAACCGAGTTGCTGATCCCCATCTTGCTGAATGCCTGGCGTTTAGCTCGGCCTGGTGATTCCTGTGCGCGAAGCCCGAGGCAGTTAACGATGGTTTTAAACCCGTTAGCCTTTGCATACCGGCGAACTTCGCGCTGGATAGGTCCGCGTTTCAGATCACTGGTGCATTGCCTGGTGCTGGCTGATGGCCAGCTCGGTACTTCTGGACGGTTCTCAAAGCGACGCTCGACCATCTCGAAAAAGGTCTTGCTGGCCCGCGCTACAATGAACGTCAGCCCAGCGTCTCCCGCCTGTTTTTCTGCCAGATCCAGTGCTCCCGGCCATTCCATCGCGCCAAGGGACGCATGCACGACAACGAGCTGCTTAGGCGGGATGACCTCAAGGAGATTGATGAGCATCGCCTGGCTGTCTTTGCCGCCAGAATGGTTGGAGACAAACAGCGCGCCAGCAGTGATTAACGAACTAATGTCGGGGATCATTTGGCCCCCTCGCGCAGCTGCTGGGCGAATTCTTTGAGTACTGTTTCGTGATTTGGGCAAATTGTCTGAGCAATGTGATCTATTGCCATCTCCACCCCATCAGCCTTAATCCCGGCCAGGTAGGCATCGGTGGCGGAAAAGTCCAGCTCATCGGCGCATGGGATAACTTCGCCGTATATCCGCTCCATAGCTTCATCCCATCCATAGCGGCAGGCATCGTACCGGTCAGTAATGCCACGGTCTTCCAGTCCGCCCCCCATGCCTTCGGCGTGGTACTGAGGTTCGTTATCCAGGTTGGTTACGGAGTCAACGATCTGTTTCATCGCTACATTTTCCAGAGCTAACGCCACGTTCTCCGCAGCCAGCTTATCCATTTCGATGCTACGACCTTTCCAGCCCTCCCACATTGCAGCCATCATAATGAGCCAGACATTCCCGCAGCCCACTTTCTTCTCGTTAAAGAACCAGGTAACAAACTCAATGCTCATCTCGTTTTGCTGTGCAATTTTTTCGATTTCGTTACCCATGAATAGCCTCCTGAACATCTAAAACTCGCTGAAAAACAGGACTGCCAAGCAGGCTGTAATTCATCCCAACAGCAACTTTCGGCACCAGGCCAAAACGCTTCATGTCAAAGTCGATGACGGCCCGCTGATCGCGGAAAAGCCCCAAACGACCATGCCGGACAACCTCGCCAGTCGCTTCTGCTTCGGAAAAATACCGCTGGACAGTAGCGCGGCTCAGCCCCAGTTTTTTCATTGCCTCGGTGGTCGTGAGTCGCCCCTGATGCCTGGTGATCCGAATCACTGCGCGGACGTACTCTCTGCGCTCAATTGCTGACAATGCTCTAGCCATACATACCTCACTTAACGACGCGCAAATGGCGCACGTTTTTGCGATAGCTGTCCCATTCAAAATTCACCCACATACCGCCGTCCATCTGGAGACGGTCAAGGATCCGCATGCCCAGTGTTTCCTTCAGCGAGTCATAATTCAGGTTGGTTAGGATGCCGACAGGTCGCATGGAGGACAGCCGGCGATCGATAACCTGATTCAGGATGACTTTTTCACCGCTGCTTCCGCGCTGAATACCCACCTCATCCAGAATAAGCAGGTCCACATGGCACAAATCGTCCAGCAATGACGCCTCTGACTGCCCGCCGTCATAACATTCCCGAACACGCAGCATGAGATCCGGAATGGTCACCACCAGCACAGAGCGACCACCAGCCAGCAGGTGATTTCCGATTGCGGCCGCCAAATGGTTTTTCCCGGTTCCCGGCGCTCCGCTGAATACGAAACTCGCAAACCCAGAGCCGAAATGCTGCGCATAACTTTTCGCCATCGAGAGCGCCCGACGCTGGCCATCAGACTCAACCTGATAGTTAGCGAATGTGCAGCTGCGGTGCAGATCCTGAATTCCTGCACGTCCAAAGATTTTCTCTGCACGCGCGCGCTGGTTTTGTTTTTCCAGTTCCTCACAGCGCTTACGGCCTTCTTCGGCTTGCCAGGCACGCCATTCATCAACGCTGCCGAATTTTGGCTGAACGCCAGGGGGAATGAGTTTTTTCAGTCGCTCCAGTGCATTCCCGGTACCAATCATGTTTTTCATCGCTACCCCCTGAATCCCGATGGGATGGTTTTGTCAGGTTCCGAAATCTGATTGGGATCTCGTGCGCCTGGCGCCTGCTGAATCGCCCACGGTTCGCTGAAATGCATACCAGGGCCAAAAAACGTTTTCGCCTGTTTCACGTACTGCGTGTTGAGGATTCCCTCGGCTTTAACGAAATCAGCGTAACGCACCACTCCTGCGAAGATTTCCGCCGTAGTGGTTCCATCCCTGATTCGGGCATTCCAGGCTTTGAAAGCATCTGACTTGCTGTTTCCCCCTACCCGCTTGGGATAAACCGACCAGACCTGCTCGAAATCATTCGGGTATATTTTTTGGGGATCAGGTTTATCGCCTTCGTCCTGGTTCTGATCGTCTGGGGGTGTGGCGAAGCCATGCCCCGAACTATCTTCTTCCTGATCCTGTTCCTGCTCCTGATCCTGTTCCTGGTTAAGGAACGGTTCGAGAACCCTTTCGGAACCCTTTAGTTTTGCGATGCCGATGTGGGATATTGCCGAGGCTAAAACCCGCGCCAGCTCTGGCTTAACCGTAGATGTGTCCGGGACCTGATCAAACAAACGCAGTGCTGCAATTCCCTGGTTTGGGTTTTCAACTGAATTCCAGGTCAGAAAGTTACGAATTAGCACCCATTTCGATGACGAATCGCGCGTTGCGAAACCGTTAGCCGATAGCTCATCAAACCCTTTCGAAACCCTTTCAGGAGTCCAGGCTAAGTCTTCCGAAACATATCCATCAGGCAGCCGGAAACACCCAATCATGTTCGTGTGTTGCCCGGTGAGCAGGTACAGCGCCAGCAACCTGGCATCATCCGATACCCGGCGCATTCCATCGCTTATCCAAAATGATGTATGCACCTTGCCGTAATCACGCATAGAGACCCCGTTGTTGCTTAAACTGGTGTGTTTTCATCACCAAGCACCCACCGCAAAGCCGCTGCGTATTCGCCGCTGGCGGTTTGAAGTTGCTGGGTGATTTCCTTGCGGGATTTGAGACGAGGCTTTGTGTCGCCGAGGACAGCGCGCTGGCGGCGAGCTTTCTCGTGGCCAGTTACACCCTCTGCAGCTGCCTCTAACTGTTTGACCGTTTCCCGTTGCTTTTCTGGTGGCATATCGACGAGTTGACGAGCTTGAGTGACAGTGACTTTTCCAGCCTCAACCGCCGCCTGGACGGCCTGCGTAGCATCCAGTAGAGCCACGGTTGCCTGGACCGTTTTTACGCTGCAGCCAAAAAGCAGGGCTATGTCATTTTCGTCATGACCATATTCCATCTGCTGAACCATTTTTTTGGCCCGGCCCAGTGGGGTATCTGGTTGGGTTATCTCGTTTTCGCTGACCATGTATTTGCCCATTTGAATTGCTGAGCCGCGCTTAGCTATACCGGGTACAGGCCAAGGTTCCAGCCCTGCCCGCTTTCTCCTGGCGTTTGCTTCCTTAGCGTTCTTTACGCGCTGCCGACCTGCCACCACGCAGGTTTTCCCTGTCTCCGGGTCCTTCCACACGATAATCGGTTCGAGTACCCCAAGTTCCATGATGTTGAGGATCACAGCTTCATTAAGCGGTAGGTGTACTCGTTCGTCGTAAAGCGGGTGTGTTGTATCGATCACCAGATGCAGGTTTTCCGGTTCGAAAAACAGGACGTTGCTTTTACCGCTGGCGCCGTACGCGTCGATCGAGTTTTTAGCCATGGGCGCCCCCGTTATTGAAATTCAGTTGGTTCGTGTTCATAATTTCCCCTGTGAATTGATCCAGTTAATTCGCAACGAAAGCCGTAGGTGTTGCAGCACCGCGGCTTTCACCTTTTTTGATATTCCCATTACAGAGCTCCCAGCATTGAAGTGACAATGGCCATCAGTGGTGCTGTTAACTCCGGGTCTATCCGGAACATCTCGACAATTCCCTCGCTCAGTTCTTTCAACTTCTGATGGCGTGGTGCCCCCATAGCAACGGCAACCTTTGCTTCACTGGTTTCTTTTTCCAGACGAGCCAGACGGGACATAAAACTGTCTTCGGGCAATAGACGGTGGCGATATTCCAGCGGAAGAACGGCCATGATCGCCGGTGTAAGAAGACGCACTTTCTCGCGGTACCGCTCAGATTCAGCCGGATTATCCAGGTAACGAAAAAGCTTCTGCCGGGCACGGCTGATGTCATCAGGAAACGCGATCTCCTCGCCGCCCTGCTGTCGCCATTCCTCGACGATGTACGCAGATACAACATCCTGCCCAGCAGCTGCAGCCCAGGCGCGAACGGCTGAGCGAATGTTGTCGTGCTCTGTCACTATCGGCTGATTTCGCTTTATCAAAGCGCCAGTCTTGAATCCGGTATTTTGTTGAAAGGAAATTATTTGCATGGTCAGCCTTCCTGTTTCGGCAGGCCGTCTGTTGGATTTGGATAGAGATCTGGGCGCAATTCGTGGGGAGTAACGCCTGTAGCCTGAAAAATAGAGGAAATACGACCCTGAGGTACAAGCCCTCCACAACGTTTTTTCCAATGACTAATTGTCATTGAGGATACGTCCAATTTTTCAGCCAACTTTTTTGCGTTACCGGCATTTTTTATGGCTTTCTCTAATGCATTCATAAGTGACTCCCTATAAGTTACGAGCCAGATTAAACATTATGTTTATTTTAATGTCAACTTTATGAATGTTGTTGGCGTAAACATTTAGTTTAAAATCGTGATATATGAGAAAAAATACGCACCAAGCAGATAACCCGCAGGTTCAGCGGCTTAACGAAATCATTGAGAAGAAGCGCATATCTAAAGCGGATATCGCGAGGATTTGCGGTGTGAGCTCTCAGTCTGTTAACAACTGGTTTGTGCGCGGTGCCATAGGAAAAAGCTCCGCCATCAAACTTGCCGATGCGCTTGGTGTCAGCCTTGAGTGGGTTTTAGGCCAAGATGTGGGCTCTAAAGACGGGTTGAGACCTGACGAACGAAGGTTGCTTGAGCTTTACAACCAACTGCCAAACGAAGAAGAACAACAGAACATGTTGCGAGTCGTGTCACTGCGCCTCAAGGAGCTCGACGAGTTGTATGCCAAGTACATGGGGCGGCGGATTAAGGGCGATTCGGAGTAACACGACGCTGAGGTACAGGAAGCATGGGTAGCCAGTTGTTGCCTGGTGAAGGGTTTTGGTGATAGCGAGTTTAAGTGTAAGTTCATTTGATATTTTATAGGCTGAAATGGAAAGGCAAACGGATATCTAGTGGCAAAGAAAAACGAAAGCTCCTTACTACAGCTAGATGTTGATAGCGTCCTTTACTCCAATAAAACAGTGGACGTTACCAGCATTAAATGGGTGAAAAAGCCACCACCAGGGCGATCGCCGATGTGGCTCCAGACTGCTATCACTCCCTATGAATCTGGGTCACCATTGCCAGGGATGAAGTTCGTTTTACAATGGCGTCCTGCTGATGAATACGGTGATTATCCTAAAATTCAAATGGCTGCCCTATATTTTGGGCGTAGAGTTTTTGGTGTGGATTCGTACCCATATGACAGGCATACGAACCGTGTGGAAGTGTTACACCCAGACTACGCAGAAAGCATTCTTGGCCCACACTATCACCTTTACTTTGAATCAGCGTTGCCGTATGAAATAGGTCTTATCATTCGAGATAAGATTGCCCCCAGTGACGTATTAGGGCATTGGAGTTTTTTCTGCTCTAAACTAAATGTGACATGCATAGGAACCCTTCCTTTGCCAACCCAAGAAGATTCTGGACAAATTCAATTGCTATGATGTGCTCAACGATAATTTCCAGGCTCGGATATGAATGCCTTCCTATAGGCGAAGAGTCCTTGCGAATAATCAGTCCGTTTCCCTACTGCGATGATGGGGAGCACGTTGGTGCGTTCGTTCAGCAAATCAATGGAATTTACAAAGTCACTGACCGATGTGATGCCCTCATGAACATGGAGGCGCGGGGGATTTCCCTTAATCAAAGTCGGCTGGATTCACTTCGCCAACTTCTTTCTCGCGAGGGTGCTGAGCTTAATGAAAGAGGTGAAATCCTTAAGTGGGCACAAAACGAAAATGAACTTGGCAAGGTCACATCAGACGTTATCCGTGCTGGAATCCTTGCTTCAGCAATGTCTATCGATTGGTATTCACCTATCCAGTCCAAACGTTTTGAAGCAGATGTTATTGATTTTCTGTCTAAAAGCTCACTTTCTAGCCTAATAGCGTTGCGAGAGGAGGTTAGTGGCATGAGCGGTCACAATATCGTAGTTCCTGTGACTATCAAAACTGCAACGCCGAAATACATATTTACCTCAAGTATCAAAGAGGGTGGATCTTGGAATAGTGCCTACTCATTGCTTGGCAAGTTAATGGATCTTTACCAGGCAAACAACACCATCAACAATCGATATGTCGTTGTCGATGATGAATCCATCGGACATCAAATGCAGCAGCTGATTTTGCTTTTCAATGACGTAAGTAATGTTCTCCCTTTCGTAAGCAGAAGCGTATGGCTACCTAAGTTAGCCGCCTAACAACCCGGCCACCGCGCCGGGTTTTTATTGCCCTTTCCACAACAGTTATGCCGCGTCCCTGTTAGCCCTCTTCTCTATGTATAGCGTTCCCGATTTCCCACATGTTGTTTGACCAAGTGACCATCCACTACCAGATCCACCACAACCATCCTAAATGCATCAGTATCAGCCCCGCCTTATCCTCATCGTAATCCATACCCTCCACTTACTGATGATTTTCTAACCGCCAACTGCTTTAAAAAGATACTGCAAAGGCCTATACACATACAAAATTAAACTTTTTGTTTATATCTACAAACTCATTTAGTTGACACAATAATAAACAAAGTGTTTAATTATCTCGTAGCAACGAACCACCCAGGCATGGAGCCCACGAAGTAGCTGCCGGCGGCATACGAATCACCGGATGAGGTGGAGAGATCAACGCGCAGTAGGTTCAAACGTTCCGCTGGCCACGTAATGGCTGAGGTTGAAATGAGTAAGCAAGGCATCAGAGCCATGGTCATTTCGGCAGTAATTGGGCTCTTCATCTGGATCGCGCTCTTTAGCGCACTGTGGGAGATTCTCTAATGGTTAAAAAATATAGGGATGTGCAGGTTATAGACCTGCTTTGTATTTATGAGGTTCAGGGAGAAGAAACTCCCTGTGACGCTGACAATCAGGAAGTCGTCATTGAATCAGCAACCTACGAATGGTTAACAGGTACCTTATGACTGGAAGCCTATTCGCCCTGGTTCTCACCCTCAGCATGCTGACGGGCGGTAATCAGGATGTCCTGCTCGGCGTTTACGACAGTGAGAATGACTGCAAGGCAGCTGCAGAAGAGCAACATGTGAAAGCCGAATGTTATCCGCTGAAAGGTGTACTGGATGAGCATCCGGCCGGGTTCACGGTGCAAATGTAGGGGGAAGAATGCAGAAGAAATGCGGTTACTGCCGTAAAGCGATCGAGGGAAAACCAGTGGTGAGCACCCTGTTGTACCTCCAGGGGAACCAGCTCGCACGGAAAGAAAAAGAGTACTGCTCTGAACGCTGCGCCTCTTACGACCAGATGGCGCACGAGAGCTAACGTAAACCCGCCGAAGCGGGCTGTACGTCCGGTGCCACCGACCAAAGTTACACCGGAAATTACCAAAACCAATGACCACCCTAAATGGGCGCTACCAATGGCCCGGGGGATTCTACATCCAAAATAGAGGCTATCACATGGAATATTTTTATCTGATAAAAGCGACTCAAAAATCGGGTAAAGCTGATGCCGTAATCTGGCGCACTAATAAATCAGAAGCTCGCGCCCTTCTGCAGCTGGACGTCGATCTGGAAGACGCTGGGATCGAAACAGGCCGCGGCAAAGACTATCAAAAACCAATTCGCACCGATTTCCCGGTATTCAATGACCTGCCGGCGGAAGGTGTTCTCGATTACTCATGGTGCGAACGCTACCAGCTCGGCGACGATGGCCGCACCTGGACTCTGAAGCCAGGACAGGCGCCTGCTGATGTTGATCACAGCGATAATGCCGGAGTAACCTCTGAGGCCGTTACTGGCGAGCTGGTTGATGCCAATACCACTATCGACGCGGTACAAGATGAGACCGTGGAAACTTTCGGTAGTGATGAATACCAGGACGATTCCAGCGCGCTTTTTAACGTGGCAGAACTCCCCTTTCGCGCTCAGTTGCTGGCGCAGTACATGGCTGAAGAACGCCACGTTTATCATATCAGCATGCCTCACCGGCAGGAGCTGTCAGCTCTTGAAATGGACACTGATAATGCGGCCGTCCAGGACCTGATTCTGGCCGCCGAGAATGTCCCTGAAATCAAAAAATACGATATGCCGGCGCTCTGGAAATTCACCAGCGCCAATAAAAAAGTCTTCCCTGAAGGGAAACGGCATGAGCTCGGCAAACGTATCCAGTTTGCAAAGCTGTGGTTCGCCACGAACGCGATCGACCGTGGCATTCTCACCAGGGAATGGGCTGCCGGTAACTGCATTTCTTCGGTTTTGAAAACCGATGCAAGTACGAATGCTGGCGGTGGTAATAAAACCGATCGCAATCCTGACTACACCCATACCCTTGATACGCTCGATGTAGAAATAGCCCTGGCCACAATGCCGATGGATTTCGATATCTACAATTTCCCGGCATCAATTCACCGCCGGGCCAAAGAGATCGTCCTGAAGAAAGAAAGTCCATTCAAGGAATGGTCTGCAGCGCTGCGCAAGGTTGCAGGCATCCTGGATTATTCCCGCGCCGCCATTTTTGCCCTTATTCGTGGCGCCACCAGCGACATTCATCATTTCCCGGTAAGTCTGCAGACCTATATCAATGCGAACCTGACCGAGCATAAGCATGACGCCCCTTCTGCTGAGACGCTTGAAAAAGCTGGTCATGTTTCATCTGCCGCCGTCACTCTGGACGCTGTGAAAAAGGCTATCGATGGAGATGAAGGTGTGCCTGACCTGGAAACTCTCCCCACTGACTTTAAGGTAATTGGCACCGAACTGGTGAAAGAAGCTCAAAAGAAACGCCCTGACGCTAATCAGGTTCTGGCCGCCGAACGCGGCGAATATGTCGAAGGTATCAGTGACCCCACGGATCCGAAGTGGATAACCGAAGACCTGACCAAACCCAAACAGCCTGAAGTTTCAAACATGGGCAATGGTGTTTTTTCGATTGATGGTCTGATGGATAGCCAGCCAGCACCAGCACCAGCACCAGCACTTTCTATCGTGGACCAAGCGCGCCAGCGCGCTGCAGAAGAAAAATTACATCCAGCTAATTCCGGGGAAACCACCAGCGATGTGCAGATGGAAACGGCTCAGCCGGTCGAAGACGAAAATGATAATGCGGTATCAGCAGGCGAAGGCGCTGATGAGCCTCCTGCGCAAACAATTGCCGTGAACATGAGCAAAATACTGGCTGAACGCTGCCCGGATCTTACCGCCGAAGTGCTGAAAAGCCAGGTTTCCGAGAGTGCTCATAGCGATGAAGAGGAAGAGGCTGAACAAGCAGCGCCAGTATGGCCGGAGTATTTCGAGCCAGGTCGATATGAAGGCGTGCCAAATGAGGTCTACCACGCCGCTAACGGCATCAGCTCCACGATGGTTAAAGATGCCCGGGTATCGCTGATGTATTTCGAGGCGCGCCACGTATCCAAAACCATCCAGAAGGTGCGCTCTTCTGTTCTGGATATGGGAAATCTGGTGCATGCACTGGCGCTGCAGCCTGATCAGCTGGAAAAAGAATTCAGCATCGAGCCGGAAATCCCGGAAGGCGCTTTCACCACGACTGCGACGATCCGCGCGTTTATCGACGAATACAACAACGGGCTTCCGGTTTTGCTCAGCGCAGATGACATCAAGAGATTCCTGGAGGAATACAACGCTACCCTGCCCGCCCAGGTTCCTTTGGGTACATCAGTTGAAGAAACCGGCCAGGGTTATATGTCTTTGCCTGCTGAGTTCCAGCGCATTGAAGACGGTCAGAAGCAAACCGCCACCGCAATGAAGGCATGCATCAAGGAATACAACGCTACTCTGCCCGCCCAGGTGAAAACCAGCGGCAGCCGCGATGCCTTACTGGAACAGCTGGCGCTAATTAATCCTGACATGGTTGCTCAGGAAGCACAGAAGGCGCAGCCGCTGAAAGTATCAGGTACTAAGGCGGATCTGATTCAGGCCGTGAAATCGGTTAAACCGGATGCCGTATTTGCCGATGAGCTGCTGGATACATGGCGCGAGAACCCGGAAGGAAAAGTGCTGGTTACCCGCCAGCAGCTGGCTACAGCACTGGCCATTCAGAAAGCACTGTTGAATCACCCGACCGCTGGCAAGTTGTTGACGCACCCGAGCCGTGCCGTCGAGGTGAGCTATTTCGGCATTGATGAGGAAACCGGGCTGGAAGTTCGCGTGCGTCCTGACCTTGAGGTAGACATGGGTGGCCTGCGCATCGGTGCGGACCTGAAAACCATCAGCATGTGGAACATCAAGCAGGAAGGCCTACGCGCGAAACTGCACCGGGAAATCATCGAGCGCGATTACCACCTGAGCGCGGCTATGTACTGCGATGTCGCCGCACTCGATCAGTTCTACTGGATTTTCGTCAACAAAGACGAGAACTACCACTGGATCGCCATCATCGAGGCATCCGAAGAACTGCTGGAACTCGGCATGCTGGAATACCGCAAAGCAATGCGTGCCATCGCGAACGGCTTCGACACTGGCGAATGGCCAGCGCCGATTACCGAAGACTACACCGAAGAACTTAACGATTTTGATGTGCGCCGTCTCGAAGCGCTGCGCGTACAGGCATAAGGGGGAAGCACCATGGAAAATAGAAACATAGCGGTAATTGATCAGCAGGCACCCAGCACAATGAATAATGGCTCGTTACTGCTGAATGGCGATGTCATGGATCGCATGATGAAGATTGCTGATGTTATGTCCCAGGGTATTTCTACTGTGCCCAAACATCTTCAAGGTAAGCCATCAGACTGCCTCGCCATTGTCATGCAAGCCGCGCGATGGGGTATGGACCCCTACGTAGTCGGTCAGAAAACACACGTTATAAATGGCACTCTAGGATATGAAGCTCAGTTAGTTAGCGCGGTACTGACTGCCACCGGCGCAATACGGGGGCGATTCCATTATGAATATCGTGGCGAAAAGGATCTGATGGAGTGCCGTGTTGGCGCAGTCATTAGCGGAGAGAAAGACATTACATGGAATGAATGGCTCTGCGTTTCGGAAGTAACAATCAAAAACTCGCCCCTGTGGAAAAGTAACCCAAAGCAGCAAATTGGCTACTTGCAAGTGAAATACTGGGCTCGTGCCTACACACCATGGGCGATTTTGGGGGTCTACACCCCTGATGAGTTGGAGGAACGCGTTGAGCGCGAAATAAATCCAACCCAGCGAATGACTGTTGATGAGATCACCAGCGAAACAGGCATCCTTGCCACCGCGCAGGAATCAGCAACTAATGTTGACGCAGTTGCAGACGACCTACGCGACCGCATTGATACCGCAAGCTCTGTTGACCAGGCCAAAGCCATTCGTGCAGACATCGAATCACAGAAAGCTCTGCTTGGTACCGCCCTGTATACCGAACTGAAGAATAAGGCGGTGAAGCGCTACTACCTTGTTGATGCAAAGAACAAAGTTGAGGCAGCCATAAATTCACTCCCTAACCCCGGGGATCCGGAAGCAGAAGCATTATTCGCGAAGGCAGAAAGCACCTTGACCTCATCGCGCCGCCACCTCGGTGATGAACTGTATGACCAGTTCCGCATCACCCTGGACGACATGAAACCGGAATACGTGGGCTAAGGGAGGCGGGAGGGTTCGCCCTCCCGATAACGATATGAGCAAATCACTTAACGCACGATGCATACGCCGCTGGAAAGTTGAATTTAAAGGGCGCTGCGATTCGAAATATAGCCCCTACTGGCACAAGCGCGATCTCCGCGGTTACATCCGTGAGGCGGCACTGACTACGGCGTATTGCATGGTTGAAAACTTGGCCTACAACAACGCAATGCACGATTTTTTCGCTGATGTGGGTGACAGGAATGGCTGGTCGCCAGAGTTCTCAGCATGGTACGACGGGCGTCGAGAGCATTATCTCAAAGAAGCTCGCGACTACCTGAATGAAGAAGCCACGAACGACGAAATCGACGACGAAATTCAGAACGAGCTGGAGGCCTGGAATGACTGATATCGCCACATTCACTAATGAGCAATTAATCGCCGTGTGCCGTGCTGACGTGGCGGAAATGTCGAAGTTTTTAAAAGAGGGTGAATTCAGTAATCCGTCCCGCGCAGCCATGTATTTGCGTATTACTGAAATCGCATTGGCTGCGCTGATGGGGGAGTTCTCATTTGCTCGCATTCAGGTTCGCCGCGAACACGCTGAATGGTCACATGCCACCTTCGGCAATGTTGGTCCAGCTGGTCCACTGAAACACCTCAGCATAGAAGCGCTTGAAGCTGCCGCGGAACCTAACGACCACAGCGAATGGGCTGATATACAGTTCCTGATGTGGGATGCCCAGCGCAGAGCGGGAATCACTGACGAGCAGATTACCCAGGCGATGATCGATAAGCTCGCGGTAAATAAAGCGCGCCAGTGGCCTGAGCCAAAGGACGGGGAACCTCGGATGCATATACGAAGCGAAGACGAATCACTCAACGCCAGGCGCCGCCGTAATCGTGAATCTAATGCGCGCGCTCGCGAACGTGAAACGCCCACACAACGCAAAGCCAGACTGGTGAAAAACAGATTGAGAATGGCTCTTCGTCGTAAGGGAGGTGCCAAATGAGCCTGAAACACCGCCTGCCCGAGCTGGAAGCCAGCATCGACCCGGCAGCATTGCGCGCAGCCGCCGACGAATATTCGGATCTGCTTCTGACATTGTGCTTGTGCATGAAGATGGCAGGCCCCACCCGGGCGAACCTGCGTGCCTGCGCCACCGAGCTTAAAAAACGCCTGACAACCTGGCACAGCCAGAAAGAACTTAATGCAATCCTGTCCTGTTGGGATCCCGTTGGCTATGTTCTCGGCCTCCGCCGGGAAGCGAACGACAACGCGCGCGCAGCTGGCGATCCAGTTGATGTTTTTGTGTGAGGTGAATATGCGACTGATTAACCGAAGCAAACAATCACCGCTGGGCCGCCAGGCCTGTGATGCGGCGCTGGCTAAGCACGTAGAACGTTATGGCGATTACGGACGCAGCCAGATGAAAGAGACGTATACGGTGCAGATTGAAGGAGTAAAGGTCTGGGTGGAGGTGGTGAACCGTAAAGCGAGTTACGTGGCCACAGCTATGACCGGCATGCGCCGGTTGAGAGCTCTCCCCGGGCAGGTCGCCTGATAACGAATTATCAATCCACTACGGCGCGCATGCTTATACTCGGCATGTCGCCAGAGAGGTTTATATGGCGCAGATCATTTTTAATGAAGAGTGGATGGTTGAAAAGGCTCTGATGGCACGAACTGGCCTTGGAGCCCGGCAGATTGAAAGTTACCGACAAGGAGCCTGGATAGAAGGCGTTCACTTCAAAAGAGTTTCCCCTTCTGGCGAAAAAACTTTGCGCGGGACTACCTGGTACAACTATCCGGAAATTAATAAATTTATCCGGGATTCGTAAATGGCAACACTACCTACAGGCGTAGAGATTCGTGGTAACAGAATATGCGTCTGGTTTATGTATAAAGGTAAGCGCTGCCGCGAAGTGTTAAAGGGGTGGATTGTAAGCCCCGCAAACATAAAAAAAGCTGGTAATTTAAGAGCGGTAATTACCAGCGAAATAAACATGGGGGAATTTGATTACGGGCGTCGATTCCCCTCATCCAAAAAGGCAGTAGCGATTAACACCACGTTACAGGTGAGCACATTTCGTGAACTGTGTGAACTATGGCTTAAAATTAAAGAAACTGAAATCAGCGCCAATACTCTTAAGAAAACAAAATCCCAGGTTGATACAATAATAAAAATCATGAACGGAAACACTATGCTCACTGCTATTGGATATAGTGACGTTCTTAATTGTAGAAACGAATTGCTAACAGGAGAAACCTTCTATTCAAAAAACAAGCGAAAAAATAAAAAAGGCAGAACAGTTTCGACTGTCAACAATTATGTTTCTTTACTGTGCTCTATTCTTAATTTTGCGTACATATCGGGTTTTATCCAACATAAACCATTTGAGAGCGTAAAAAGCCTGCGTAAAACAAGGGTTAAGCCTGACCCACTTACAAGAGAGGAATTTGCAGCCCTCATGGCAAGCGAACGAGGCCAAAGCCAGAACATGTGGAAACTCGCCGTCTATTCTGGTGTGCGGCATGGTGAGCTGGCGGCTCTGGCATGGGAAGATGTCGATCTGGATAAGGGCGTGATACACGTTTGCCGGAATCTGACAGCAAACGGCATGTTCGGCCCACCAAAAACAGCGGCAGGAAACCGGACGATACAATTGCTCAGCCCTGCCCTGGACGCGCTGAAAGCGCAGCATGAACTGACAGCTGGACATCCGGTATCCACTATCACGTTTCACCACAGGGAATACGGCTCAAGCGAGGAACAGAATTTGCGATTTGTTTTCATGCCACGGAGACGGAAAGGCGAGCAAAAACCCTGCTACTCGCACAGCAGCATAGGCAGCAGATGGGAAGCTGCAGTAAAACGCGCTGGCATTCGCCGCAGGAATCCGTACCATACGCGGCATACTTTTGCCTGCTGGCTCCTGACGGCTGGCGCAAACCCGTCTTTTATAGCCAATCAGATGGGGCATGAAAACGCGCAAATGGTGTACGACGTTTATAGTACATGGATAGAAGAGATGAACGGCGACCAAGTTTCTATGTTGAATTCCCGGCTTGGGCTTTAA